TTCATAGGTTATCAAGTCTTCTATATGCAGAATCTTGCCATAAAAGCAGTTATCTTCACTACACCATTCTATAGAGCCTTGAAAGTTTTTATAGACTATTTTTGATAGCTCTTTTGTACTCATCATTTACTCCCTACTCTTAGTTCATCCCTCTTCTCCATTATCAACTTACCTAGCATGTTCTTACCTTTATTAGTTTTAAGGCAAACTCCCCAGAATTTATCTCCCCACATATTACCTTCTTGAATGTGTTGATCTCCTGTTGCTAGTAATTTCTCTTTTAGAAGTGGATGATTAAACTTTTGATTGATGCAGTCCTTCATTATTTCTACTTTGATGTCATCCCAATTGTCTATCAATTCTATATTTCTACTAGCTTTCTTAACTAGTCCTGCTGATTCTGTAGTTTCACAAAAATCTTTCCAATTGTTGTCATCACTTTTTGCTGACATGTAAGCGTGTTCAACACTACAGAAATCTCTTCCATCGAGATGTATATGACACTTAGTAAAATTACTGAGCCACCTGAATTCACCTTGAAATTCTTTAATCGTCATTTACCCTCCTTAATAAGTTTAGAAGCAGCTGGAAAGCACGTAGCTTTCATGTTTATTGCTGCTATATCTTTTAATAACTTGTTACCAGCACTAAGACAAGCTTCTTTATCTTCAAAATATGCCACTGTAATAGTGTCATTAAAGTATCTTGTACTTGAGTATACAAACAGTACTTTCCAAGATAACACTAGAATATATGCTCCTGTAATCATTATTTACCCTCCTTATTAACACTTTTAAGTTGCTCATCCAGCTTACTATCAATCAGCTTATACACCTTATCCATTGTGGCAATTGTCTTAGGATTATTTGCAATATCCTGAGCAATTGAAGCTCCGCACATCATATAAATTGTTCGTTCTGATGGAATGAGGGCTGATAATATGAAACATGTAATAGCTAATGAAGAGGTTGCTCCCCACTTTGTTTTCTTTTCGTCAATGTACTGACTTGCAAGAAGAACTGATGAGGCAAGTAGTAAAATACATCCAATCACTCCAATCATAGTTGAAAATTTGTTAGCAATTCCTGCAAAATATACTATCCATACAATACTCATTTTATTTCTCCTTATTCCGTTTAATTTGCTCTTGGTGAGATTTCCACTGCTCTTTATATTTTACAATATCATCTTCTGAAAAGTCAAGATATTTTGCCACAGATTTTAAGCTTAAAGAGTATTTCTTAGAAATGTTTAAATTTGTCATTCCATTCTTTTTATCAGCTTTCATCTTTTCTATTACTTGAGGGCATACAGTTGGTCTGCCGAGGCGTACTCCTTCAGCTTTTGCTCTGCGAAGTCCTGAGTTTACACGCTCAACAATGTTATCTCTGTCAAGCTCTGCAAATATGCTCATCATACCGAGCATAACCTTACCCATAGGAGAATTCAAAGGTTCACGTCCTATTTGAAGAATGTACACAATAATACCTTTTGAGATTAAATCTTCAACAGTGGTAAGAATATTGCTTGCACGTCTCCCTACTCGATCTACACGAGAGAATACTACAGTATCTCCAGAAGTAAGCTTAGACATCATTTCAGAGAATTGTGAACGATCTTCAGCTCGCACAGTACCACTTGTAGCATGATCCTCGTACCAGAAGTCTACAGGCATTCCTAAAGATTTCTCAATATCAAGTTTCTGATTCTCGGAAGTTTGTAAATTTGTACTTACCCTACCATAGCCATAGATCATTTATTACTCCTATTATTTAACGAATGAGGAGATTGTATAGCAATAAGAAGGGAGTGTCAAGGCTTAATTTTAAGAATCTCTCCACTCTATAAATTCCTTCACAGATATTGTAGTGTGAATTTGCCACAACCTATCTAGGTCTGTGAAATAGATAATAATATTTGATGATCCAAAGCCAATTAAGTCAATGACAACATTATCTTTATTTATAAATTTCTTAATGAAATCTTCTTTGTGAGAATAGATGTAGTTCTCAATAGCTTTCACTCGTTGCTTAGGGTATATGAAAGGACTTGCTGACATAATTAGTCTTCTCCTAATATTTTAGTAGCATTAATAAAATCTCTCAATCTGAAACCTTGATATGCATCTGTCTTAACAAAGCTATCCATCAATGGTTCCATGTCTGAGTCATCATCAAGAATCACAAATTTATTGAATGTAGATGAATATTTATCAATCCACTGCTTGATTTCTTTACCTCTGCCATGCTCATTGATAGGAACGCCATTTAAAGATACTGTACGCCATCTTTCATCAGTGTACATGTAATTCCCTAGCCGTGGACATGCAGCTCCCAGAATCGCTTTCATAGACTCGGCATCGAACAACTTTCGCCACGAACTACTAATCACAATACGGCAGTTATAATCTTCGCATAATCGACGTACAAGCCCTGCTGATACAGGGTCAATGTATGAATATCCTCCGTGATCATCCATTGCAATACACGTCTCTGGATTGACCAGAACGCCATCTATGTCAAGGAAAATAATATTTGGTAGTTCTTTAGTTGACATTATTGTTTCTCCAAGTCTTCAATATAACGCTTAATAGCTTCATTTGCGAGTACTCTAAGAGCTACAGTAGAACTATTTGATAACTCATTATACCAAATATCCCACAACTGCTCATCCGTCAAAGAAGTCTCTGGAAACTCTTGTTCTTTCTTTTCTCTGTGAATGATTGTGTAAGTGGAACCAGTGCGGGCACTAAGTTCTTTCATATAACTCACCACATCCTCAATATTTTCTGACCAATACTCATTATCAGTATAATTTCCACAAATATTTCCATCATATTTGTCATTGCTCTCAACCAATTGCACAGCATATTCTAGTTTCTTCATGTTATTTCTCCTTTAGTTGTTGGTATATTAATCTACTTATACTATGTCAGTTTTCATAGCAGCATCTACAGCAGAGTCTAAAGAAACTCCGTGCCAATAATAAAATGATACAGGGTTTCTTGGATAAATTTGTAGAGTCCAGATAGTATTTGTGTCTATCATTGCTTGTAATTCATCCTTGTTAATATCTTCAAAATCCTCTGGAAATGCTTCTATCTCATCTTTGGCGGAACGATAGCCTCCAGCTTGTTGATTACGTGTCAGGTATAGCTGATTGTTTATATTATCACGTAAGAACTTGTAACGTTTAGCGTCTAGTTCGAGTTCTTCAATACGTTTTTGCAATTGCTCATTCTCTTTTCGCAGGGTGGTCAATGATTCCTGAATGTCGATTGAAAATTGCAACGCTTGGGCTCCATTGATCCTTACGTCTGAATTTAAAACACCAGCACTGATACCAACTTCATGAATTGCAGTTATTAATAGTTCTTGTTTTTGCTCAAGACTGTGTATTTTCTGTGTTAGCTTTTGCTCTTCCTCCTGATGTGGCAGTGTGTATAATGGTTGAAGCGTAAATATTGACTCATATCCACCTGTTGTAACTTTTTTAACTCAAGTTCTGCCTCATTTTCTGAAGTATGAAAACCAATGGCATTAGCTACATTGTTTCCTACTGTAACACCATAAGCTACAGGCTCCTTCTTGATCTCAGGAATACCAATATCCTCAATAAATGTACGTAAAGATTGTGTTTCAGGATAAGTTATTGCAACATATTCATCCTTCCATTTTTCAGCAGCTTCAATACATTGCTCACGAAACTCTTCAAACATGCTCTTCATTGTACTCCCTCTTCAATTAATTCAGTAACCAACACATTATCTCCTAAGTTTGCAAATAAGTCCATCACTTTCTGCTCTCCATCGAAGGTTTTTAGTTTTAAGTTATGCTATTTTGGACAGATTGGTTGACCACTATAAACTAAATCAGTTGGGTATCCTGTCCAACGCTTATTAAGCATGAGGTTAAAACAATCTACAGGTGCTCCTGTTATTGTAACTTCTGTTATTGTAACTTCTGTTCCAATCAATTCTGGATGATTATCAGACCCAATAATTACGCATATGCTCCCGATTTTAAATTTCGCCATATCAATTCTCCTTAATATTTTCTAACGTCTTTGAAAACAATGTACTAGGAACCTCTCTACGCTTTGGAGTGAAGTATTTGTTCTCTTGTTTGCTGTCTTCTAGTAGTTCATCTTTCCAGTACATATCTACTTCATTACCTCTGTTGAACATAGTTTCACTAAACTCTATAACATATCCAGCTTCTACAAGTAAATCTCTAACATGGCTCTTTCCTACTGATCGCAATCCTCCTCCAATTACCATTACTTTTCTTTCAGAATTTGTATTATTAATAGTAATCCCTTTGAAATTGAGTAGTATACAATTTATTCAGACTTTAGCCAAGAAATCAATTCATCAAGATCATCTATTTCCCACTTATTCTTAAACTTTATACAATCTTCTAACATTTCCTTATAATGATTAATTTGTGCAATTTTCTTATTATCTAGTTTACTCCAGTTTTTATCATCATTAGAGCAATGTCGATGTTGTGTAACATACCCGACTTCATTATACCACTTATCCAGCGCCATATAATATCTAAACTCTCCAGTATCAATTTTCTTGTCGCACGCATTACAAATCATTCGTCCACATTTATCAGTTGATGAATCTGCGTAATCCCAATTCTTTTTAGCCATATTAATTCTCCTTAAAATCAATCACAAACCATATTCTACTCATTCATCTTCCATTTGTCAACCACAATATTCAAATATTTCAATAATAAATTCTTCAAGAAACCTATTGACAATTTATGTGTATATCATTAGAATACGTTCATACATTAAATCTCTCAGGGAATCTTATGAAACGCTATCAAACTAAGTACATCATATTAGACGACTTTGGAGATGTTGTTAGGATCACATTAGAACGTCCTACAAAGGACTCTGGCTATGAATATAGAGTAGAACGTGTGGTAGTATTTGATACAAAGACAATTGAAGAATGTTTGTTTTAATTTAAAGGAGAATAAGATGACAATGGATAAGAATTTTATTATGAAGTTTAAGCACTTCTCTAGAGATAATGTTTACTACTTGTATTCAGGTGATTGTAGTAGTAAAACATTTATTGTAAAATGGGAAGGCGAGAGTGATACCTTCATATTCCCTTGGTATCGTACGTCAGATGTAGAAGCAAACTTAAAAAATAATCTGTGGACCCAAATTCCAAACACAATAGAAGATATGGAAGTAGGGGATTATGTTGAGTGGAATAACTGTTACGGTGCTTATAATTGGACTTACGGAAAACTGTATCAAATACAAAATTTTACAACCAATCATCTATGTTATATATTAGAAGATGATGAAGGTACATTAATAGGTGTAGTAGATCAGAATTATAGATTCTACAAGAAAGCCTACGTAGAACTTTTCATGAAAGATAAGCTTGATTCACAAACTAAACAACAGGAGAACATTGTGCAAGAAAATATAAAGCCACAATTCAAAGCTATGAAATTTCGTATTGAAAATCCTCAGCATTCTGAGATTGTGCAGAAGGAATTGTTTAAGCTTGGGTATGATTGGGAGTTGCAGGCTTGTAAAGGTACAGTAAAGTTTACCGATAAGATTTGGTTAGAAACTTTTGATGATGGTGCAATCTGCTGGATGTGTAATGAAGATGTAGTATTCTCGGAAGCTCCTGAGCATAAACTTGTAAATTCTTATAATATAATTCCAGTAGATACAACTATTAACATAGAAGGTTTCAAAGTTAACAAAGATAAGCTTATGGAATGGCTGAAAGCTAATGGAGAATAAACTAGTATAAATATTTTGAAAATCCTACCAACAGATATTTCTAAGCTTCATTGCTCAGATATTTCTGAAAGTATTTCATCAGATATTTTCAAATTTCATTTTCTCAGGAATTTCAAATTTGAATTGGCTAGGATTTTCAATTTTAATTGAGCAGGAAATTAGGATTGTGTAATAGTAGGAGAGCTTGACAGAAGCTTTGTAGTGGTGCAGTATAAGGTAATAGTGAATAATAAGGAGAGATTATGAAACGTTCTGAGATATTGAGGGAAGCTAAGAAATTAATATTAAGTAATAAGCAGTATTATTTATGCTTTGCTATAGATGATCTAAGCTGGAAGTATGATATGGGAGGCTACTGGAAATGTGAAAATATAAAAGATTGGGCTATAACATTACTTGATGGACGTAGGACATTAAATTCATGGCTTGTTCATAATTACCCAGATATGTTTATTAATTGTAATGATATAGAAGAGGAATATGTTATTGTAAAACAATGCCGTCTAGCATGGATAGATTGGATGATAGAGTATTGTGAGAAAGAGGAAGCTGAAGAAGAATTAAATAGTGTTATTTGATGTGTAGGAGTTATTGTAAAGCTGCTTGGTATGTGAGTGCTATGTGGCTTTATTTGTTTTTAGGAGTATATAACTAGTTATAAGTTATTAAGTGGATAAATAGTTACATAATACTTGTTAGGTTGTTGGTAATTATGTAGGAATAGTAGTATATGCAGTCGAGTATACATAGCTTATTATGCGGCTTTAATGTGTAATTGTGGAATTAAATTGCAGAATAAGAAGTATTATTAGCATGTAACTTCATTTTATTTATAGTTACTGGCATATACTGCTAAATAACTTCAGAATATTAGTATTTACTTTTATTAATACATGTAAATTAACATTACTATTTGAGCGTCATTTTCAATTTGAGTTCCAGCCAATTCATAAAATGGAAATTCAAAAATATTTTACTTTTTTAGGGGAAACTTATACAATAATAGAGGATTTCCACTTCTTCTATAACAAAGAATCTCACAGTATCTAATAATATAGACAAAGAGATAACATTACAAACAAGCAAGATTACTTGAATGAAACATTGTCAGATTGGTAAGTTAATTTCTGAGTTCGAGCGAGGATTAATACCCGAAGTCCTTAAAAACAAACTGCCTGATGCAGTTGTTAATGTTTCTTAAAGACAATGTGTCTGTTGCAGTGTTATTCCGTATATGCAAACCGCTGAAAGCGTGGCACGGCACTGTGAAGCTGATTGCTCATTATTTAGCATTATATTTGGCTATAATGCCTTCCTATTAGCTCAGGAAGATTACTTGCGTTTTGAAGTAAGTACGGCAATTATAGAACAGATTAAATAAAACATGCAAGCTTTATTTGAAAATATTTTAATCTATTTTCCTTGCGTTTTATTTTCTATCGTGTAGAATTCTGTTTGTCAGGTGAGCATGTTGCAAGCCAAGATACTTGAAAGGTAAGTCTATGTCTTATATTCCAGCTATACGTTGCACTGAATGTGATAGTCGCTTGTGGTCTGACCATGCAAAGCAAAAGCAATTATGCCTAGAATGTGAAGCGGAGTGCAAAAGCTTTGATTGTTTGGAAGACGAATTAGAAACCCTACTTAATGACGAAGGAAAATAATCATGAAGCAGTTTACTAAATTAATCGCAAAAGTTGATTTTACATTTGGATATGAGGGTAAGCGCAAATTGAATGTAAAGATAGGTGATATATTTCTAGTGACCAGTCCAGAATATATGAATACTAACAATGCAAAGGTTATGAGAGAAAGAGTAGCTAAACTTAATCAAGGATATAATCTGCAACTTGAACAAATAAGCCAATTATTTACATTTGAGCAACACTGAAAGGCAAATAAAAATGAATACTATTAATTTCATACTCAGCGGGAAACGTTCACCAGATAAGAAGGTTTATCTTTTCTCAAAGCACAGAGTGTCAACTATAAGATATGAGCGTAGCAGTGAATACAAATTGCAAACTCATATATCATTACCAAAGGTAATATTTAAGGCATATTTCAAATATGATAGAAGAAATGATATCTACCGCACGGAATTATCGTTTTCAGATATTGCCGAACACGTAAAAACTTTCAACATGCAAACAGGCGAATACTTGTAAATAATTAAAGGTAATAAAATGCGTACTTATACATCAATACCAAAATCAGGTAAATTATACGATGCAATGCAAAACAATGAGGCTTTCAAGGATTATTGCCTATCATACGGTGAAATACTAAGCGACATTAAAACAGAGACTACAAGAGGTTCCGAGCGGTTCTACAGCATTAAAATTCAGGGCTTGACAGCTAATATTGAAATGTTAAACGGTGAAGTAACTGAGTGGGGGATTAGTGCAGAATGAGCTATTCAAATTACACTGACAAAGAGATTTATAAGCTTACAGGAACATTGCCAGCGGATAGACTAGAGAAACTTATTGATTCTGGCAACCTAGGGGATAAATTAAAGTCTTGTAAGTCTGCTGCTGAAGAAGCATCACTTTGCTATATGCAGGAAGACTTCTTGACAGATCAATTATCGAAGCTTAGAGGACTAGTAAGGAATCTCAGAAGTAAAGCAAATCAAAAGGCATTAGAAAAGATAATAGAAGATATCGAGGAAAGAATATTAGAACAATCCCGATCAAGTGAATATGTAATAGAGGAATTAAATAAGATAGCTAATATTTGACTATAGCCCGCCATAGTGCGGGTTTTCTTTTATGTATTTGATTATAAATATAACGCTCAGAGCTGGATTAGACGATCAATGAATCATTACCGTTAACTAAGAATATACACTATAAAATAGTTATCGGAAAGATTTATTATATGTTTAGAGTATTTATTCTAATCTTAACATACTCACCTTGCACATCTCAAAATCTTCTGACATAATGTTTCACATGGCAGCAAACGAAACTTTACGAAGCTTCGGATAATATCGGTAAGTAATACTATAAAGCATGTTAGCCGCTTCTTAATACACGTTACGGGCTAGTATGAAACCTGATAGAATCAAATGCCAGCAAACATAAACAAACTAGGAATTACCATGTTAAACTTAACTCACAATGGCGCTGTATTAGCAGGATATACAAAGCACGTTACAGCCTCCGCTGGCAGTATTGAGCTGGATATACTCATCAAGCCTGATGTTGACCTTGACGACTCATTTACAGCCTTCTGTTTAGATGAAAATGAGTTGATTCGTGTAGATGGATGGAATTTTACTTTTGAAGAGGTAATATCATGAAACAATTCGTTACAAATAGCATCTACTCCATTGGCATCATAAGCTCAGGAGCTATTCTGATAGGGCTAGCAAATGCAGCGGCATTGATTGTTGAGAGATTGTTTTAAGAATGCCTTGTTATAGAATGAGGGTTATGCTGTATAAAGTTAGTTTTATGAATGTCTTAAATTAAAGGAGAACAACATGGAAGTAATATTTGCAGGATCGAAACAGGACTTAGAAACATTCTTAAAGAGTGCTATTGCTACGACTAAGTGCGAGAACAAACCGTTTGAGGCAAGGTATCTGTTAATGTTTACCCAGAATCATACTATCAAGATATTGCTGAAAAATACTGGTATGAAGTGGCTATTTTGCACAACAACCTAAATATCCTTGACAGTCACTAAAACAGTCTATACAATGTGCTTTAACAACTCGCAAACAATGAGTTGTAAATTTAAATAACCACTAATTACAGGGTAATATCATGTTTAAAACTAATAATTCTCTTTCTTTCGCTGTGCTTAATCTGTCATTTTCCACTAGCCGAGGTCGTGACACATATGGCTATAACATTGTGAAGCTGTCAGACACTGCAACAGGTGAACAATTTAAATGCATGGGAGGTGGGTATGATATGATTGGCACTGTGCTGGCTAAGTGGTTAGAAGCTAACTTCCAAGATGAATTGCTGGCTATTAAAGAACGTGCGCATTCTGTTTATGATGGTAAACTACTGAATTATCCTCATAATCCTATAAGTTTGTACGGCATGACATACGATATCCCTAATAATAACATCTCACTTGATGGTGGATGTGGTGAAGATAGTATTATTAAAATTGCAAAGGCTTTAGGCTTAGATGTAGAGCGTAAGAAAGATAAGAAACGTAATGGTTATGTTCACACAGGATACTATGTAAGTTTGAAAAAGGCTGTATAATCATGCCATCCAACATTCAAATAAGCATCATTCGCACAGGGTATTTATATAAAGCTGTCACTTCAAACGGAACAGTACTCTGTGCTTCAGGGGTTCGCCAGAGAGTGGTGGATTTTATTAGAACGTGGAATAGTAATTGAATAAATTACAATAGTAACTGAATTTTTAAATAAATATTGAAAGGTAATATCATGAAAAACAAACCTACTCGTGGCTTTAAATCCTTAATTGGTCAGACTATTAAGAAGATTGATGCCAGTAGTATCAATGTCGTTCATTTTGAACTGGCTAACGGTATGAAATTTAGTATTCAAGCAGAAGAGTTTAATTATGGAATCCCTGTTATTGCATGTGATGATTACTGGGTTGAAAGTGACGGTATTAACTAAATTAATAGGGTAACATCATGCAAACAGCTTTCCAACTTTACATTTGTACAGTTCACTTGGTCAACATATTAATTCTTACGCTTAAACATGCTTCTATTAGCCATCAAAACAGCGTATAATCAATTTAAATAGCTAAGGGTACATTACCTACATGCTTTAAAGAAAAACAGCTTAAAACGGCTATAAACAAGCCATAGATAATTTTAAAGGAAAACATCATGCAAGGAACATACGACAAAGAGAAGATTGTAAAGAAAACTAAAAAGTATTCTGACCAAGTAGTAAAGGATCAGAAGGGTAAGAAGTGGGAAAGGAAAGATACTAAGCGGCAGCCTGTGGAAGTTTATAACTGATTGATATAATTGATTGTTACAATTTAATGCTTGCAATCTTCTCTTTTATGCTTTACCCTGTAATCTCTTAAACAAATTTTGAAAGGTAGTAGTATCATGAAACAATTTAAAATATATGCTGGTCTTGGTGGTAGCTTCGGTGGTGCAACTTATCAAGGAACTTTTGAGTTTAAAGATGAAGATGAGGCATGTTTAGAAGCATTCTCAATGGCTTGTGAACTTTATGAAAGTTATTCCGGAGCAATAGGGAGCAGATGTGTAGATGATATCATAGAAGATGATGGCGTAGATGAAGAAGTGGCTTGTGAAATCTATTCGGAAGAACGCGAGAGTTGGTTATCTTATTATGTAACAGAAGTATAATTGATTATTAGCTCATTTAGTATAAGCTTCATATTAAATTAACAGATCGGAGAATATCATGTTTGACAGCCTTCAAATCAGCAACCTGCACCATCTTCATCAAAACTCTTCAGGGATGCATAAGCTGGCATTTATGCCTAGCAATGAGTTTATGCAGTATCTTGATAGTATTTCAAAATCGTCTGGTAATAGCCCTATGTCAATGACAGATAGCTTGGAAGGGGAACAAGATGACTAAACTGCTATTAAAACTCATTATCTGGCTATTTGCCATTAATATGTTACTAGGGATAGGCTTTAGCTTAGGTTGGGGAATTATGGCAGGAGTTTATAATTATTCTGAGAGTAAGGGGAGGTGATATGTTAGTAAGATGTATTGATAATAGCAAATGTGAAGCCTTTCTGACGCTGGGAAAAGAATATACTCTATATGAGACGATCAATCATAAGTATTGTATAAGCCTCTATAAAATCATTGCTGACGATGGCACACCAGCATATTGTAATCAGGATATGTTTGAACTTGTGGAGGATTGAATAGCGGATATGTGGGCTGTATAACGTTTTGAATAGAATGGAGAATAGAAAATGAGAGTACGATGTATTAATAACTCTAACTGGGAATCACTCTTAACAGTCGGTAAAGAATATGAATTACAAAATCCTCCTAGTACTGAAACAAAAGGAAATATTTACGAGCACTATTATGTTATTGATAACTCAAATAGATTGTATGGATACAGTAAGAGGCGTTTTGAGATTGTAGAGAACTCTGAGAGCATCCTGCTAGAACTCACAAAAGAACAAGCGGAAGCTGTTGCATGTGCTTTAGCATCGATTGGTGGTAGTGTGGTGGATACTTCTAGAAAACACACTGAAGCTGTTCTGGGTAAGCTGGAAGGGTTTGGAGTGAATTATGAGGATTGTGTTAAGGATCATGGTAGTTTGCAATGGGATGGCGGGAGTGAGATTGTTTTTAGGCATTATTGACTAACATAGAAAAGAGGATGATATGAGAGTAAAATGTGTAGACACTGAGTATTGCGAACAAAACATTACAGAAGGCAATATTTATAAAGTAAGTAATGTGATTAACCCTGCTTCAGCAGTGAGTTATTTTGTGTTAATTGACGATGATGGTAAGGAATGCTGGTGTAATTCTGATAGGTTTGAAATACTAGAAGAGCCTGATAACGTTCAAGAAGCGACTATTAGTAAGCGGGAGTTGAAAGAGTATGTTGATGCACAGCTTGAAAAGATGTCTGATGAAGCTAACAACCAGTCTGAATTTTATGGAATAAAAGATATGATATGGTATAAAGGCTATGAGTTGGCAATGCGTGATGTTAAAGACAAATTTGGGATTGAGTAGGGGTAGGGATTATTAGGTTGTGCACAATGTAGCTATTGACATGTGAAGTCCGGCACCAAATATGTTTATGCTTCGCTTTTCCAAACAATAATTAAGGTCAACACCATAAGCTGTAGATCGCACACAAACAAATAATATTGGTGTAGCGTAGCGGAATCAAAGCTTATGACAATAAGCGGTATTATTTGCAAGCCTGTGACAACAGGCGCAGCTTTCGACTGACGTACAGCGTACGGCACAAAGAAAGTTTGTATTTACGTGATACTGTAAGAGGCGTTTAGTTTCTATGGTGTTGTGAGCGAAACAAAGCTATTCTATTAATAAGGATAGGTTGTTTAATTAAAAGAATAGCTTTGTTTCTTCTATTAATAATAATCTATTGCCTATTCTATTAGTACGGGAGAATTGCGGGGTGAGTATACGGCAGAGGTTGCGTATAAGCTTACATAATTTGCGTATAAGAATTATTTTCTTTATACGGCACATTTGCTATTGACAAACAGATAAAATGTGATATACTCTTTATTCTTAACATAAGGGTTATTCTATGGCATTCAATTATAAGTCAGCAACAGATCAAGAAATATTAGATCATATTGCAAATTCACCAACAGTTACAATAAGCGTAGCTAAAGCATATCACATTAAAGTAGGAAATAGGGATATAGTGGAAAAGATAGACTATGCTCGCAAATTGCTGAAACAAAGACGATTACAATCAAAGCTTGATTCTCTGAATATTGAGTTATCCAGTAAGGATTAATCACACAAACAAGGTCTATATGATTTTAAAGTTAAATAATGATTTAATTGAGTTTCTTGATTCTGTAAAGGGGGAGCGATCTAGAGTTTCCTTTATAGTTTCAATATTACAAGATTATAAAACGGACTACACGAACGGGCATAAAATTAATGCCTCCTTAACGAATAAGGGCAAACATGAACATATCACAATACGAAATTCTGGGACTATTCTCAAAGATTGATAACTTACCACTTGACACGTCCACCCGAGCGTTGATGGTTGCAATTATATCATTTTACAATTCTGAAAAAGGGTTTGCATTCCCGAGTATAAAAACACTGGTGACTAGATCAGGTCTAAGCGAGAGAACTATTGATCGTTGTAAGAAAGAACTAGTCTCTAGTGGTTGGATGACTATAGAAATGGGCACAGGTAAAGGTGTCAGTAATAAATACTTCATCAATATACATAAAATCATATCTAGTGCAAAAGAATCTGGCACAGCTTATTCTGGTAGGTCTATTCCTAAGCATGATCCTGCAAAGCCGAAAGAAACTCATAAGCGTAATACTTCTGGTTTGGCACAATACAAGAAACAGTCAAATGTTACTATTGATAAACATGGTAATATTCTTGGCGAGGATGATGAGGAAGCACCATTTTAGGATGAATGAGAATGAATAATGTATTTTATGTGTATATCCACAGAAGAAACGATAACAATGAAGTTTTCTATGTTGGAAAAGGTAAAGATAAGCGCTCACACAGCAAAGCTGGGAGGAATCAATATTGGCTTAACATAGTTAATAAACATGGTTATTCTATTGAGATAGTGGAGAAAGAACTAAGCGAAGATGAGGCATTTGATCTTGAAGTAGAGTTAATCAAGTTCTACCGTGAAAACGGACATAAACTCACAAATCTTACAGACGGTGGCGAAGGTACATCCGGTTATAAGCTGACAAGAAAAGAACGGGCAAGAATTAGACAAGTATGGGAAGAGCGAGTATTACCGGAAGTATGTCAACCATTTGACTGTAAATTGAAATTAAGTAAAACAGACTCATGGAAGGTAAAGCACAGAATTTCGCTAAGTGATGAAGAGTCCGTTAAAGTTGTTCTTGCTAATATAAAACGGTATGGAAAAGTAAGTACATCGCATCTCTGGAGGAATAAAGGTAAAATATCAGTGGATAGGATAAATAGGGCAACTAAGTTCTTAGAATCTATCGGTTGTATTATTCGTTTCATGGCTCCAGTAGGCACTCGACTTAATGGTGTCTATAGTTTTATAGAAGCAATAGGCGATAAAGAAAACATTGTAGAATTATTTAAGTCGTTGACAGTTGCTGATAATAAAGTTATAAAGAATCCTTGTAAAAGGGATGGAAAGTACCCTATCAAACGAAATAAGAAGCAAGACGCACAACAAATTGTGTGATTCTGCAACACCCCTCAAAATATCTTCCATTTCTTTAAAATACTCCTTGCATTATTCTGTGCTTAGTGTATTATATCTTCATCGGGCAAGCAATTGTGCAAGCCACCACTCACAAACAGAGAACATATCATGTCAGTATTTACAATTAGTTACAAAGGCATTACAAAGCATTATAACAGCCATGAAGAAGCCTTAAAGATGGCTGCTTGGCTAGGATTGAAAGAAAGTGATATAGTGCAGGGGAGTATGTTTGTGAAGTGGAAAGACTGAGATTAATTATTAAGGAGATTAAAATGTTTAAAGTAAAGTGTATTGGTAATGGTGGATACCGGACAAGTCTGACTGTAGGTAATGTATATGAAGTATTAGATACTAGTGACGGTAAATATAAAATTTTAGACAATGACACTGATAAATGGTGGTACGAGAAAGAACGTTTCACAATCATCGAAGACGACAACCAAAAGGAGCAGGGAGCTATGAAAGAGTTCTTAAACGAAGACATGAAGCAATTTAAGGATTTGTCAGATGAGGAGATGTTGGCAGTTATTAAGGCTAAGATGAAAGGGGAGTGTGATATATACTATGCAAATTCTAATGAATGGATATCTGGTGCACATGATTCTCTTGTATTCAACCATGTATATCGCACAAAGCCACAAATTAAGAAGCAGCTAGTAATTCCGTGGGAAATGTTGCCAGACGATGTGCAATATGTGGCTATGGATAAAGATGGTGAGCTGTTTGGTTATGCCACCGAGCCAAGATGTTCTGGAGACTGCTGGACTAATATTGGTAATTGTTTTAGATTAAAACTTAAAATAGACACATCTGGCATCGACTGGAAAGATAGCTTAGTAAAACGTCCTGAAGGGGTGTGATTGTTTGATTATCAATTTATAAGGAGATTTACAAATGAGGGTGAAATGTATTGATGCTACAGGTATGGTGAAAATAACTGAAGGTGTTAGTTATGAAGCCGTTCATGAAAATGACTTTGATTACAATATAATTAATAATTCTGGCGAATTAATGCTGTATTCCAAGCACCGCTTTAAGAAAGAAGAACCTGAAAAGAAATATGTAGGGTGTATGAATACTGAAGATTCAGGGTATTATCTCACGCTGGGTAAGTGTTATGAAGTGATGCAAGAAGTATTTGTCAATGCAACTTCTGGTCATTATGTGGTCAAGAATGATAAAGGGTATACTCACAATGCATTTAGTCATACATTGTTTAGACCTGCTAGCCCTGAAGAGATGGGAATGCCAGTGTTGCAAGTGGTGTTATGTGATAATAAGTATGGTGGGGAGCTTGGCAAGAAGTACACTGTGCTGTATAAGACCCATTACCCATCAAGTGATGGCGAGGAGCTTTATTATAAAGTGATATTCAATGATAAGTATCGAGACATCCCTGCATCATGCTTCTTTAAATTGCCTGAATAATTCAGTCCTACAATCTTCATAATAAAGCCTGCCCTAATCGGTGGGCTTTTCTTTTATGCTTTAGCATATCTCTCAATGTTCCAGTCATCTATGCAATTCATTTAGTATGACGGTGGATATCAATCATATGGCTTGTCAGAACAGCCTATAATCAATTTAAATAGCATAGGCTAGGGAATCATAGCAGCATGGTGTAAGTCTTCTGTAAAGGGTATTTAAAGGCTTATACGAGGCATTGTGTTATCATGTCATATGTACAGATGTATATCAAAGTATAGCAATGTATAAGTGAGTATAGCAGTGACACCGACAAGGTATCCTGTCAGGTATGTTATGTTGTAGCCTGTGCATAACTATGTGGATAACTTAGTAATATCTGTGGATAAGTATGTGATAGCTGTGGATAACTTTATAGTGTCCTGTGGATAACTCTATCATCCTGCATGGTTACCTTGATGTTAAATTGCTTCTTAGCAATAATAGGTCACGTGACCTAAAATATAAAACGCAGTCTTTATAATAATGCGAGAGGGCAATCGAGGTCCTCCCCGCATAACTGAGAATCCCTATCACTGCGAATCTATCATTATCTGCAACACGATTGCAATTATCTATCATGAATGTTATTGAGTGAGCAACATTCTGCTATGCGCTGGCAGGATAGTAGCAGTTTATAGCTACCAGATGCCATTACTCTGCATATGCGGCTTGCGTATAGGCTCTAGGAGACGAGTTCTAAGGGTAGGTAATAGGGTAGTAGCCAGATGAGTATCAACGCCTTATACAGCGTTCTAGTGAGGCTCTATCCAGCGATAGGGAGAGACTATCAAGGCAGCAGTAGGTCTAACACGAACAAAACATTTGTTTATTACGTGCTAAAGGATATCTAACTATTTGATTTTAAAGGATATTTTGAAATTATAATTATTTTGATAAGAAGGGTGGCGGTGCCTGTTAAACCACCAATACGTCTCAGCACTGCCACACAAATAGCAAACTTAAAATGTCTAAAACGAGCACTCTCATAGCTAAATCTAGCACATTATCCTATAGATATTCTAACCAAATAATTTCCAAATAGTAACAAACATAGTCACAATCTAAAAATTTTTATAATAAAATTCTGCAAATAAAACTCACAATATCTGGTATTTTCACCATAGATATTTGCCAGCTATCAGCACTAAAATTTACAATAAAATTACTCAGAAGAAATATTTTAATAGATTATAGCTATGAAATAGTAATTGATGATAGTTAATACTATGATATTATATTGAGTACCAAAGTGGCTCGATTAGCACTCATATTTAAGATATTTTGTCAATATCCTTACAACAAATACAGCACTAAGTATGACCTTAAAATTAATTATATATTACCATCTTGAGACAGAAACACCTAATAAGCTGTATTGAAATCAATACAGAATAGAATGTTTCAGATATGAAATAAGATAAAATTCAGAACAGAATTTTGAAGAAGTAATAAAGAATAAGCCACCATAATATTTCCTAGAAAGATTCTTTAAAGAAACATTATAATGGCTTTTAGTAGGTTTGAAGATGACTACAAATAGCTGAAGATAATAAAAGTTATCCACAGCACTATTTGATTAAAATTTAAGCATTCCATTTACTCTTTAAATTCTTAAGTAACTCTTCTTGCTTACTAATAGATTTCTTATTTATCATCTCATGGAATGCATCTGAAAGCTTCTTACTAGCACTTATATAATCCACCTTAACACCACTATGGTGAAGCTCTATTACAGAACCTGTAACACTGTCAACATAAACAGTAGAAAGCATATGGAAAGGCTCATACAATACATCTTTCCTTGTTTTTGATTCGTAGCTAGATATATTATCCCATCTATTAATATCATTAAAACTTTCAATAATGATAGCTTCTAGGCCTTCTCCCAGCTGTAATTCTTTTATCATTAAATACTCCACTTCTTATTGATAGAATCTACAACGGCTTGTAATTTCAAGTAATCTTTACCTTCAATCATATACTTTGCGTATAGAGGAATACTACTATCACCTAGTTTTATTTCCAATGTATCAATAAATACAAGCTTATCTGATTCAAATTCCATAATAGTTCCAGTAATCTTATCCCTCCATAAGGAAGAATAGCAATATCGCATCATTATACCTAATGACCCTCCGTCCCTAGCTTCATATCCTTTAACAAGCTCCCAACGGTCTAAGTCTTTAAAGCTATCAATAATAGCTTGCTCTGTTTCTTTACTTAATAACATTATTTCTTCTCCTTCCTAAAAATAACAATCTTATCCAACTTAATAAAAACTAATGGTAGCCACAATATTACTATAAAGTAGTTCAGTACTGGTATAAAGCAGAATATCGCACAAAATAGAATAGCTCCTATAGATAACTCCTCAAAAGCTTCTACCCAGAAATATAAAGATGTTAAAGTAATTATTGTACAGACTGCTATGTAAATTAATATTTCCATCATTTCTTATCCTTAGAAAACACTACAATTTCAGTCCAGTCACCGCTAAGTCTATCAAGCACAACTAATAGTGGAAATACATATATATATTTGCAATAGGTAGGTAGCAGAAAATAAGCCAACCAAGTACATCCCCTAATGTTATCTCATCTCTAGTTTTATAGCTGAATAAGAGCATTAGCAAATAATAGATAAAGCATACCACTAAGTAACCAACAATAAATTCTAATGACATTTTATTTCTCCTCTTCGTAGTAGCCAAGTTTGTTAGAGTAGTATACATCTTTGTTATTCTTACTCCTACTTATAATACTTCTAGGATTATCATCAATCCAACAATTAATAACAATATCATGATACTTCAGCATATAAGCCTCTTTAGGTGCTTGGTTCGTAAAGAATATCCCATCAACAAGTCCTTTTAAAACTTCTTTTACTTCCTCTCCAGAGTATTCTTCATCTCTTGCTGTGATACAGTATACTGTATGCCCTCTATTCCTAGCTTGAATAATAAAGTTATTCCACAAGATAGGGTCTTTGGTGTATGTGTCGTCGTAGTCTATTGAGATTATCATGATTCTTCTTTCACAACAGTGTAAATATAATTAACAAACTGACCATCTATAACACTAACACAATCTCCAACTCCATTATCAACCATACCCTCTACAAACTTTCCGCAATCACTCCAACCATTAACAATACACCCTTCACAAGCTTTTCCACTAACTTCCCTAATAACAATTACTTTATTCATATCACCTCCCCATCCACTTCTTCATCAATGAATACAAAGCCCACACTCCAAATAGGAATCCTAATGTGTAGAATGGAGCTATTATAAGAAACATAAATAGTACTACCAATCCTGACAATGGAGGTGGGATTAGGAATATGAACAATAATAAGATTAGCACTATGCTGTACATTATTTAAATTCCTTAGGGCAATATATTTCCATAAGTGGTACTAATCTCTTTTCATCTCTCTTCTTATTAAAATGTTTCATCAAATCTGACACATATTGATTATTGACTTCTATTACTATTCCACCGTACATTAAAACAAATTTAAAGTAAGGGTTATACGATACAGCACCTACAACATGTAATCCGAACTCAACTCCTGTATTATTATCCTTAATAACAACCCCTATTTTACTTGATACTTCCTCCCAACGAGAATGATCTTTCAAAGCTTCTTCTATATTAGCAATCAATTGTTCCATTTTATTTCTCCTTAAATTTACTAATGTCCGTATTATATACACATTTCTAAATAAAGCAAGTAATATCTTTAAATATTTCAATCTTACTTCTCAATACCAATTGTCACACAATGTTACATAAATATTATTAAAATACTATTGCTTTTCTGATAAATTACTGTATAATGCCGTTATCAAAATAGAAGCTTATTCTGATAATCCTTCAGATATATTTCATGTATATCTATTCTGCTCATCGAGCAACACAACAATATACGCCAAGGAGTATTTGATGTGGTCAAATATTGAAAATGTTGGTGGCATTACAAACACCGTATCCATCCCAACGGATGGAATTGTAGAAGTAAAATACCCAAAACATATAACTTTATCAGCATATATCAACGATGCCAAAACAGAATTACATCATCTGCATGTAAAAGCTGGCGATAGGTTATATTTCAAACTAGATGGTGCTACATCATCTATCCCTAGTAATGTCGAAGTAACTTACAACGGCAATACTTCCTCGTTATATGTCACTACACCTAATGATCAAATTCATGCGGCTGTACCTGAATATAACACATCCTTAAAGGAAAAAGAAATGACGCACAAAGTAGAAGATTTAAATATTTTCAGTGGTATGCCAGCAGCTTATGGCATGGGTGGTGGAGTTGGTGCAGGAGCTGGAGCAGGTCTTGGTGCTGGCTTGTTAGGTGGTATCTTAGGTGGCACTCTGCTGAACCGCAACGGTTTGCTTGGCAATGGTGATGGCGTAGGTAACTTTGTTACTCCTACTCAATTGCAAACTGGCTTGGATGCTGTTACGAGTCAAGTGCAGAACAATGCTATTATGCAGACGTTAGGTGATATTAAATCAGCCGTTCCTCTGGCTGAAAGCCAAGTACAACTTTCTTTGGCGGCTACACAGAATGACATCAATGCTCAGATCAATGCTTCAACTTCTAATATCCTTAGTAACCAGACTGGTTTGGCACGAGATATTGCGACAACCACTGCTACAATTATTGCTTCCGAGAATGCTACACAAGATGTAGTACAGAATGGCATAGCAAGTGTAAATCTTGGTATTGCTAACTTAGCAACAGCAGGTCTGCAAAACACTTACAGCTTGGCTAACACAATCCGTGATGACGGTGATCGTACTCGTGCATTGATCGTATCTCAATACGAAGCAACTTTGAATCGACAATTGGCAACTGCTGAATCTGCATTATTGGAACAACGTGCTATCTCGCGTAGCCGTGATATTGAAGTCAATGTTACGCAGAATGTTAACCAAAACCAATTGCAAGCTCAGCAACAGCAGCAGTACCAAACTCTAGCAACTGCCTTGAGTACATTGCTTTCTCAAAACCAACATATTTCCAATGGTATTGTTAACTTGGGTACAATGACAGCTTCTGGCAATCCTACAAGTGCTAATACACGCGTAAATGGTTGATAGATAATGATTCCCGCACTCCTTCAACAAATGACTCCTGAGTTCATATCGGAAGTTGTAAAGCATAACCCATATCTTGTGTTGCACACTTTACAGAAGTTTAAAACCTTCACATTGTTAGGGAGTGCAATGAATGAATCACAACAAGTAATCTTTTCTAAAAATATATCTAAAATTAATGATTTCCTAGCATCTGAAGATGGCAAAGTACATGTCAAATTCCTAATAGATGGTTTTAGTGAGTGGATAGATAAGCAGCAAACAATCACTGAAAGATTGTAAAACAGAAGCAGCCTCACTATAGAAAGCGCAGAAGTTTCACCGTATCACAAGTATGGTTTTTCAACATGTAAAAACAAAGCCCCTAAATCCTTAATTGGACTAGGGGCTTTTCTATTAGACTTCCTTATCTACATCATCTGGCTTATCTTTTCCAGAAATAGCCTCCATAAACTCTGCCATTTCCTTCTCACGTTCATCCATCATCATTTCGTAACGAAGCATAAACTCTTCAGAATCCATCCAGTATTCCTTTCCTTGCAGAATTCTGCTTATTTCATCCTCATCAAAGAAGTGGTGATACATATCATGTAAAAGTTTATAAGTAGCTTTATCAGTGTAGTCTACATAATCTTTCACTGTATGACCTGTTCCAGCAGTAACATAGTGAACATTGTGGAACATTACTGATACGTAGTTATTGATATCTACAGAACCAGCATACATTGGTAGAAATGTACAAGCAGAAGCAATATCTGATACAATATGACAATGTACATGAGCTTTAGTTTTCTCCATTGCACCAAGTACAGGAAGTACTGCTACCAATGAACCACCATCAGATGATAAGTTCATCTTTATAATATCTCCATCTACTGCATTTTCAAGTATATAGACAATATCATCAAATTGACTTGAGTGAACAAAAACATCATCAATATTGCACTCATAAAATGTTGTCATTGGCTTTGCAGTAACTTTAAATAGATTTTCATCTTTAAAGTTTTCTTCATCGGAGTGGTATTTCTTCATATTGGTCTCCCTCTTAGTCATTTATGTCAACTTCATATTTCATCAGAGCATCATAAACTTCTTCAGATATCATATCCTTAAACTTATTGGCAGTTTCTTTTACATGAATCTCTTTATGATGTTTATAACACAGAAATGCATCCTCAGCAGTAGTGAACCACCCTAAATGTGTTTTTGCTTCTCCTCTTCTCTCCAGTCTCGCAGCAAATTGTTTGCGTTCTTTACTAAAATGTACCCCTAAAGGATACTTACCTCTGTACTTTTTACCAGCTCCTGAGAATAATGTATTGATTTGTTGTGGAACCAGAGAACATGTCTTTGCTGAATATATTTTATTTCCTTTTATTAATAGGTCTTTATCTACTTCTACTCTACCACTACATTTAATATTAGAGTAATACCATTCTGCAAAGTTCTGATAATTTAACCACTCATTGTCAACAGTACATCCGAAGTAATACTTTCTTGATCTTGTATCTTCTGAATAGCACCTCTTTAACATGTCCTTCCAAGAGTCATAACACGGATTATTGTTTCCTCTAACAATTTGTGAAGTATATTTACCAGCTCCAATAAACCCAACTCCATAAACATTTGGGACAGTTGGGTCTTTAATACCACCAGATAACATTTCTTTTAACGCACATTTCTTTATAAAGCCTGTATCAAATTTAACTGTTATATCGATAGAGTTATTATATTCAATAACAGTGTACCATCCATAAGATTTACTTTCAAATCGTGCACCTTCATATTTCTCTTTGTTTGTCATCTATTCCCCCCTATAGGCACGTATTACATCTTTAACAATCTCATCACGCATACAATCCTCAACGTCAAACTCGTGGTAAGCGATATTCTTAAAACGAGGTAATAGACTATCAGTTTCTTCTTCATAATCAAAGAATCGAGCTACTGCATCGGCAAGACCATCTCGTTTATTATGAGCATCAAACAATTGCTCAGAAGACCCAGCAACCACTACTTTACATCCTTCACCTATACGTTCAAGAATAAGCTTTAGGATTTTTGGAGATATCTGTTGAGCTTCATCTACAAGAAGTAGAGTATCTTTTAATGTACACCCAAGCATGAAGTTTGGTATTTTAAAATGAATACGACTTCCTGTATCAGCAGCTACTCTACCAGTACCTAGAAATTGCTCAAGTATCTGTTTTGTAGATGCAAAATGGACTTCTAGTTTATCATCAAGACCATTTGGTAAGAATCCAATCTTATCATCACAAAATTCGACAGGAGTCCTCACAACCATGATTTGTTTATAACGATTGACTAAGTATTCTTTAGCAAAGTGCCACATGATAGTCGAGCTCTTGCCACTACCAGCAGGAGCGTCTACAAACACTAACGTATTCTCTCTTATCTTATTGATTAATACTTTCTGAGCCTCTGTTGGTGTAAAATCGTTTATCTCAGTCTGAGTATTATGAGAAAACTTCTCTTTAGTTTGAGGCTTTGCACCTAATACTTCTTTTGTCTTACGGGTATTGCGCTGTGCATTACGTGACATGGATTATTCCTCCATTAGATATTATTATTATAGCCAGCTTGCTTCACTGGCTATGTATAGGCTAATTATTTAAAATAGTCTATTAGTGCAAGTTCAACTACATCTTCAATAGTTGTGTTGTTGTCAATAACATAGTGTTCTAAGTCAGCAAGCACTTTCTTACTAACTCTTCCACGGATAGGGAACTTAGTTTCAGGATAGTTATTTACTTGTGCAACACCATTCTTCAAGATTTCATACCCATTAGCGTAAGCTTCATGGTTATCAGTTTTACTCTTAATTAATGCTCCAGTAACGTCATTCGTAGCAGTGAATCGTTTCGGTGCTTCATACGTCATTGTCACCTCCTGTCTTAGCTTTATTAGGTTTAGCTCGTGGTTTCACAAATTGCTTTTCAACATCTTCGAACTTAGAAGTTGGAATAATTTCTTCAGGACGCTTATGTAGAGTAGCAATAAACTGATGTGTAAGATCAGGCGCATATCCATCCCGAAGATCAACATCATAGTTATTAGCTACATACTTTTGAATAGTCATAGCAAAGTCACCAAAGCTTGCAAATGCAATTGTAACATGTGGAGAATTGTCTTCTACAGGAACTGCTTTACCTTTCTTCATAACAGCTTCGTACAAGAAGCCTTGAGTAGGATATTCCAAGCCTTCTTCAAAGAATACATAACCATCTTTAATAAGTTTTTCAGCTTCAGTTACAAATCCAGCCACCGTTTTTTCAATAATGTTAATTGTATCAGACAATGTTTTCTCCTTGTAAAATTAATAATTCGTGCCAAAGCTCTAACTGCTTGGCTGCGCAAGTAGCTTCTTCAATTTCAAGCATTAAGTATTCTTGAAGAAAATCTACAATTCCATCTTTGAAAGAGATTGAATTATATTCAAATTCCCCTCCATAGTATCCTGTGCCTGTTTCTGTATTCTCTACAGCAAAGGCTTTATTTTCAGTACATGTTGTTACTTTTACCATGTAAGCCCTTTCAATCGTAATTTGACCAATCTAAATTTGGAATATTAACATCTTCCTCTTTTAGTTCTTCTTGTAAATAATACTCATCTAAATATTTGTTGACATCAAAGTTATCAAGACTATCTTCTGGCATTGTGTCGTCAATCATTGTTGCTCCTGTTCTAATTGGTAAATCAAATATTCCATACGTTCTAATGCTGATCTTGCAATTACTGACTGTTCTGCTATTTGTACCTTATACATTGTAATAGTGTTGCCACTTTCTTTGCACATATCTTTTAGAGCTTGTGCTGTGAATAGTGGGCAGTCACAATCATATAAGAAGTCTGTAAGTTCGTCAAGTGTTGCTGTGTCAATATTCATTACTTTCTCCTTGTTTCTTGCAATAATCCGAATAATACCACAACTTCTGAAAAATGCAAGTGTTAATTTATATTGCAAATAATACTTGACAAATGAGAATTTTCTGATACAATTCGACTTATTAAGGAATAGGAGCAACATAATGGCACTACCAGATCAACCAACTAAAGTGACTACAACCCAAGTAGCACGAGGCTTCATCACTAAGAATAAGAGCAGAGATTCAGCAAGACGTAAGCTTTCAAAGTATTTTAATAATTCTGTAGAGTTTCTTGCAAGCACTATTAATGACCCTCAAGAAGCTACTAGTATGAAAGTGACAGCAGCTAAGATTCTTGTTACAAAATATCTTGATGTTCTTAAAGAAGAGAATATGGATAAGATTTATCGTCTAGAGAAACAGTTGCAATACTTTAAAGATTCTGTTCCAGATGGCGAGTTTGAGACTGAGGAAGATGAAGATAATACTCCTTTGATTGATTTTGATAATATTGTTGACGTGGAATAAAATAACACTTGACAAATCATAGGTGTATGTAGTATAATTATAAAACAAACTAGATCGTATCCTGTTAACAGAAAGGCTCTTACCGTTTAGTTTGTATCACTGGTGCGATGGACAGAAGTTGTTACCCATGCGAGTGATGTAGTAAAATGCAGTTCGAGGTGGCACTTACGTGCTAATGGGTTATTGGGATAAAACAGGTAGGCATCTGTGTGCGAATTGACGCTATGTACTGCAACTAAACCCTCTACACGATTCACCGAAGACACATGCCTTGATACGGTGATGATGAAATCCGAATAAGTGTGTAGAAATGTCCCTTGTAATAAAAGAAATGGAATGACGATTCCTAAAGTCCTCGGCACTTTCTCACTGAGTAATACGGGGCAATTATTCTGTATTTGCGAATAGCGAATATTATGTGATCTCCAAAACCGAAAGTCGTAGGTTCAAATCCTACCACGTTTGCCAGTTTCAAAGCGATGTTAGTTCAGTTGGAAGAACGATAGATTTCCAATCTATATGTCGTCGGTTCGACTCCGACACGTCGCTCCAGTTATAAGGCTCTGATCAAGCTAAAGTCATCTTATCAGCAGGATCGTTACTATTTATAGTATCTCTATTTATAGTTCCCCTATTATAAGGTGCATTTAAACTAGCATCTTCTTTTGAGGGTTTTTCTCCTCCTCTCCTTACCTCGATTGAGGGTGCTGCTTTAAATGCGACCTATAAGTAGGTCTATATTTGTGGAGAAGCTGCAAGGAATGTTGCAGCAAGTCTGGACAATGGAAGCGTGTGAGCCAGATATATTGCAGAGAGTCTTCTGTGATAGAGTAATACAAGAGGCTGCTATAGGGGTTCCTGTAGTGGCTTTTTGCTTTTGAGTGTTATTATTTCTGGCAGCTTGGCAAACCCTTCCAATACGTGTTGAGTTGTCAGAAATAATACTATTTGAAAACAACCTTGGAAGGGTTATATGGGAATAAAAGTTACAACAGAAGATTTTATTAAGAAAGCTATTGCTAAACATGGAACTAAGTACAACTACAGTAAAGTAGTGTATAAATGCAGCACTGAAAAGGTAATAATAGGCTGTCCTGTACATGGTGACGTATTACAAACTCCTACTTGGCATATAAATGGCTATGGTTGCACTAAGTGTGGAAATAGTCTTAAAAGTAAACACAAAAAGATAGGTAAAGATGGTTTTATAGCAAATGCAAAATCAATTCATGGAGATAAGTATGACTACTCACTAATAGAATATACTGATTGCGACTCTAAAGTCAAGATAATTTGTGGAAAACATGGTGAGTTCGCTCAGTCGCCTTATGCGCATGTAAATATGAAACAAGGTTGTCCTTCATGTGGTAAAGAATTTTGCTATAACTTATGCAAGAGCAAGTTATTAACGACAGAAGAGTTTATTGAAAAAGCAAAGAGCAGACACGGTAACAGGTATGATTACTCTTTGGTAGATTATGTAAATACTGCTACTTATGTAAAAATTATATGTAGTAAGCACGGTGTGTTTAAACAAAAGCCATCTATTCATCTTGTAAGTCTAGGCTGTCAGAAGTGCGCGTTGTGCCTACATTCGTAGAAAGAGTAAGTTAGACTTTAAAATAATAGATAACTTCTGCATGAATGGTATCTATTGCAGGGATATAGAACAAATAATATTGAAATATCTAAAGTCTAATTATGATCAACCAGTAAAATATTTTCATGGGTATTCTGAGTGTTTCTACGACGTAGATATTGACAGTCTTAGGCAGTTAATTATAGATGAAATAAACCTCCGTGTCAATATAGATAACAATAAAACGGAGGTAATTAATGAGTAAAGAGGTTAAAGAGAATAAGAGGAAGGTATTAGCTCCTTCCTCAGAAGCTCATAAGATGTTTTTAAACTGTAAGTCTAACTTCGTCATCTTCGGCGGCGGTGCTGGATCAGGCAAGTCACACCAAGCACTGATGTTAATATTAAAATATGTTAATGACCCCTTTTTTAGGGCAGTGTTTATTCGTGAGACAAGTACACAACTTACTCAAGCTGGTGGTCTGTTCATGGAAGCTCAGGATATGTGGAGGGATTATGGGGCTAAGTTCAAGTCTCACCCTACGATGTCTGCAACTTTTCCATCTGGCGCGCAAGTACAGTTTAAAGTATGTGGTGCAGACAGGGATATTAATAACTTCGACGGTGGACAATACTCATTAGTAATATTCGATGAAGCTCAATGGCATAGTGAAGTGCAAATTAAATACCTTGAATCACGTATCAGGTCTAAAGCTAAAGCACCACATCAGTTAATTTGCACAGCTAACCCATCAAGAACTTCTTACTTATATAAGTTTGTACAAGCATACCTAGACATGGATACAGGTATTCCACGACCTGAATTATCTGGAAAAGAACGATGGTATGCTACGTATAATGGCGAAACTGTAACAGCAGACTCAAAAGAGGAACTTGAAACACTATATGGAGACACTATACATGCTCAAAGCTACACTTATATCTCTGCGACAATTCTTGACAATCCTGTGCTGTGCCGTGAGCAGCCAGCATACCTGAACCGTTTACAAAATCTTAAAAGAACTGAACGAGAACGTCTTTTCTTAGGAAGCTGGCACGCTATTCAAGAAACACAAGGCTACTTTAAACGAGCTTGGTGTGAGATGATTACAGAATTACCTGATAACATAGTAAGTACGGTAAGGGCAATGGACTTGGCAGGCAGTTTACCTTCTGAGGCTTATCCAGACCCAGACTGGACTGCATCTGTCATGATGTCAAAAACTAAAGACGGTTATTATATTATACATCACGCTGAAAAGTATCGCAAACTAATAAATGGTGTTCTTGATACTATTATTGAAACAGATAAAAGAGATAAAGGTTTGGGAATTAATTGCCCTGTATATATACCAGAGGACGTTGGTGTAGCAGCTAAAGCGGCAACAATGTTTTTCTTAAAGACACTAGTAGACGCAGGAGTAGATGCAAGGGTTGATAGGACAGGTGGAACCAAGAGCAAATTACAAAGGATGCAACCGTTCCTTACTCTAGCTGAAGCAGGGTTTGTAAAAGTATTGGTTGACCCTGAATGGAATGAGTTTTTATTTACAGAACTTGAAAATTTCATTGATGGTAACAGAAAGCAAAAGGACGATTTATGGGACTCCTGCGCGTCGGCCATGAAAGCACTGCTAAAATCTTATACAATCCCCACATTCGCCATACCAAACCTATCACAATCCTCTCCAATTCCAACAGTTTATTAATTATTTACAACAAAACTATTGACAAATGGAAAAGTTGTGATATAATCCGCAGCATAAATTAAATGTAACATGAGACTCTGTTTTAATTAACAATCTCATGTTCACTAGCAACAAGGAGCTACAATGCCAGATATTAACACGCCAGATGGCGTAGTCAGTGCTGCTAGTCCTGATGATGGTGTGACTATACCACGAATCCAAATGAAAGAGCAAGGGTTTATTGGTCTACGAAGTACAAATGGTCATATCTTTGAAGAACAGCAACGAGCTTTTCGATATCCAGCCTTTATCAAAACTATTAACGAAATGCGAAACAACCCAACGGTTGGAACAGCGATGAATGTTTATAGGTTTATGATGACAAGGGTAAATTGGAGAGTAGAGGCTCATCCAGAGTCAGATGAAAGAGATAAAGAACGTGCAGATATCGTAGAATCTATGATGCATGATATGGAACATAGTTGGAACTATTTCATAGAATCAGTTATTCCTTATTTAGAATATGGTTTTGCAATTAATGAGAAAGTCTTTCGCAGACGCTTGTTAAAGAATGGTTCTAAGTTCAACGATGGGTTAATAGGACTTAAAAAGTTACCTACTCGTAACCCTGAGACAATACGCCGTTGGCAATTTTCTCCAGATGGCTCTGAAATCTTAAATGTTCAGCAATCTCTGCAATACATGGAACGTGCATATTTGTTCATGGATAGATTGAATGATCGTGGTCTTATTGAAATGGACAGATCAAAGATTCTTCTATTCAATACAAATGCTACAAAGGGTAATCCAGAAGGTAATAGTATTTACAAGAATGTTTATCTTGCTTATAAGCAGATGACATTGTTGCAAGAGTCCCTTCTGTTAGGTATCACCAAAGATGTTCAAGGTATTCTTAAAATTGAGATTCCTCCTAAATATCTTTCACCAGATGCCAGTCCTGAAGATAAAGCTACAGCAGCAGCCTTCCAGACAATTATTGATAACTATAATGCTGGCACTCAACGAGGCTTGTTAGTCCCTAACTTTATTGATCCTGATTCCAAACTTCCTATGTTCAAGTATGAACTAATGGAAGCCAAAGGTAAAGCAAAATATGACACTCAAAAAGCAATCGACACATTACGCCAGTATATATTGTCTGCTCTCAATGTTGACGTTGTGCAGCTTGGTAGCTCTGGTAGTGGTAGTTACAGTCTTGCAGAATCCAAAACATCTATCTTATCTCTTGCTATTGACTCCAAGTTAAAAGAAATACAAGAAACTTTGAATCAAGACTTGATGCGGGATATCTACAGAGCTAACGGTTGGTCTTGCGAACGTATGGCTCAGTTTGTTTATAGTGATATTGAGCAGCCAGATTTAGATTCTCTTGGAGCTTATCTGCAACGTGTTAAAGCTGTTGGTCTGTTAGAAGTAGATCGTGAAGTATTGAATATTGTTCGTAAATCTATTGGTGCATCAGAAAAAGATAAAAATGCTCCTCCAGACTTAGAAGCAATCAATACAGGTCAAGTAGAAACTAAGACAGGTAAGAGCTTCAATACAGATGTTGGAGGACTTAATGGTGGCTCTAACTCAACAAGCACACGAGACAACTCTGTTGCTAATAAATCTAATGCGCCATAAGGAGCCTTAAATATGATAAATCATAGCCTAATAAGGCTTACATCAAGTTTGTATAACACACCACAACTGATTGATACACAATCTTTTGAAACTATTCTTAGCTATCTACAAAAGAGGAATGAAGGACTTCAACTCCTAGTTCCTCAAGCAGATATGCCACAAGAACAAGAGGATGAGGAAGAAGAACCTGATGATATGGATGACTTTGATGAGTCTCCACTTCCAGTTACAGTGATTGAAGTTTGTGGCAGTCTGACGTACAAACCAGTTATGACGATGTGCGGATTAGTTGGTACTTCTTATCAGCAACTTGAAGAAGACGTTGAAGAAGCTATTGAAGATGGTAACACAACTATCATTCTCAATTTCAGTTCTGGCGGCGGCTCGGCGGCACACTGTTTTGAGACAGCCAATAACATTCGTGCAATGTGTGATGAAGCTGGAGTAAAGCTAATTGGCTACATTGATGAAATTGCCTGCTCAGCAGCTTATGCAATTGCATGTGTGTGCGACGAATTATACATCAATCCTACAGCTTGTGCAGGAAGCATTGGTTGTGTAGTAGCTCTGTTAGATACGAGCGAACATGATAAAGAAGAAGGATATAAACGTATCTATATTACCTCTGGCGCTAACAAAGTACCATTCGATGAATCTGGAGCTTTCAAGAAAGAGTTCTTGCAAGAAATTCAAGATAGTGTTGATAAAATGAACAATTCTTTTGTAGAGCATGTTGCTAAGTACACTGGACTTGATGCGAAGATCATTCGAGGTTTTGAAGCAGCAACATTTGATGCTGATCAATCTCTCAGCAATGAATTGGTTAGTGGGGTTATGACTAATCGAGAGTTTGTAAAATATGTAGTTTCACAAAATAAAGGGAGTATGTAATGCTTAAAGGCATCCAAAAATTTATGAAAAGCAACCAAGGTGATGTAGAGATGTCAGCAGCAGAACTCTCCGATCAACTTGTAGCTACCAAGAAATCCTTAGAAGACCAAGTAGGTATCTTCCAAGAACTTTCTGATAAATACACAAAACTTTCTGCTGATTATGAAGTGATCAAAGCAGCTTTAGATAAATCTGAAGAAGCTAAGCAGTTGCTTGCAACACAAGCAAAAGAAAAAGAGTTGGCAGCACGTAAAGAAAAGATTGTAGCAGCAGTTGGCACTGGTAAAGCAGATGCTCTATTGGAAGCTACTGAAGGTCTTGCTGATGCACAGTTTGAAGCTATTGTTGGAGCAATGGCTGTCTCGATGGAGAAAGAAGCAGCATCTCCAATGTTCACAGAAGCTGGTATCACTGGTGATGTGGATTTGTCCAAAGTAGAAGATACGCAGAGTTCGCTTGAAGCAAAACTCGCTGAAAAATATCATTCTAAATAATCTTTAAAGGAAAATATAAAATGGCAGTTATTGCAACAGATAGCAACCGCTTATCTAATCTCGTTAAAAAGTATGATGCTCCTAATAACCCAGAACTATTTACAGATGTTCTGACAGTAAATGAAGCTTCTGCTGTCACATACTCTGTAGGTACAGTGTTGGGCAAGATTACAGCATCTGGTAAATATATCGTATCTAAACAAGCAGCAGCAGATGGCTCTCAGAATCCAGTAGCAGTGTTTATTGGTGATGGTAAAACAGGTCTGGCTCAAGATACAGCTATCGCAGCTACTACAGACACTCCTGTACTGGCTCTGACACGCGGTAAAGTAGTTCTCAGTCTAGGGGCATTGAAGTTGGATGCAAGTTTCAGTACTAATGCACAGAAGTTGGCAGCTTATGCTTCCTTGAAATCTGTCGGGATTTTAGTAGAAGCTACAAACTAAAATAAACTAACAATTAAAAAGGAAAACATATAATGTCTATCATTCGTGACTTTAACTCGCCCTTTAATGTAATTGATTACACGAGAGCAATTAATATTATCCCTAATACATGGGGTACTATTGGGCAACTTGGTATTTTCCAAGAACAGTCTGTTGCAGAGCAAGTAGTTGCTTTCCAAGAGATCAATAAAGATTTTGGTATCGTTCTGGATCGTGTACGTGGCGACCGTTCTAACCAAAACAAAGATTACTCTCGTAAAATTCATACATTCGCAGTGCCTCACTTCCCATTGGATGATCAAATTCTTCCAAAAGATATTCAAGGTAAATCTGCGTATGAAGACTTGTCTGCTGCCGATAGCATGGAAGCAGTACGTATGCGTAAAATGGAGCGTATCCGTTTGTCTCATGCAGCTACTCTTGAAAAAGCTCGTGCCCAAGCTATCGTTTCTGGTACAGTATTTGCGCCTAACGGCACAGTGGTACAAGACTGGAACACTGAATTCGGTGCAACTCGTACATCTATCGACTTCTTGTTCGGTACGCCAACAACTGAAATCACTGCTAAAATTGAACAAGCTATTGCAGCTATTCAAGATAACTCTGGTATGGTTACAATTACTGGTGTTGTTTGCTTGTGCTCTCCAGAATGGTTCTCTAAACTGATTATCCATCCAACAATCAAGCAGGCTTACCAATACTATACATCTACACAAGAACCTCTGCGTCAACGTATGACAGCAAACGGTAACACTGCTGTAGCTTACCATCGTGAGTTCTTCCATATGGGTGTACGTTTCATCGAAATGCGTGATGCTTATAACGGCGTACGTTTGTTGAATGCTGGTGAAGCTTACTTCTTGCCAACTGGTACAGATGCATTCATGACTTACTTTGCACCAGCAGAACGTTTCGGTCTGGTAAATACTCTTGGTGAGCAAGTGTACTACTTCGAGCAACCTGCTTTGAATGGTACTGCTATACAAATTGAGAGCGAAAGTAACCATGTTTCATGCTTGTTGAGACCAAATTTGGTAGTTACAGCGACTACTTCTAACTAAAAGTAATATAAAATAGTCTCTTGACAAAGTAACTTTTTACATAAAGTAAGAGGTTACTTTAATGAGGAGATTTATAATTAATCACAAGGATAACACAATGGTCATTGATCCAACAACAAACGTAGGTAAGCTTAGGTTAAAAATTGGAGATGTAAATGACATAACATTGCTTTCCGATGCTGTATTGAACCAAACTTTAACAGATAACGACAATAATATCAATAGGTCTGCTAAAGTTTGTGCAGGGTACATTGCAGCTATCTTATCTCAACGCTCCCACCAGCGCCTTTCTTTCATCGAAATTTGGGGCAGTGAAGGTTATAAGAACTACATGGATTACATTAAAAATATAATGTTGAATCCAAATATGTCAGATGTGTCTCCAATCCCCTACGGCGCTGGGACTAACACTGTCAATCCTATTGTTACATTCAAAGATAATTGGGAAGGTGCATGGGCAGGTCTTACTGCTGATGAAGTACTTGCTATCATTGCTGGCACTGACGGAGTATAACAATGAGTTATCTATCTCCCTTTGACGGTGTGGTAGCTAATATGATGTCCATGTTTGGTGGACTAGCTACTTTAAAGACTTACTCAGATGGAACTTATATAGATGGTGAAAACATTGTTGATGAGTTCCTGTTTGATGTAAAAGTATTGCTCACAGAGTACCCACAAATGGGTGCTGGTGAGAAACAAGAATTTAACACTCTTATCTTAGCTGGTGACAAGCAATGTTTCATGCAGCCTATTGAGAAGACTGGCTCAGGCTTAGTTCCGCCAGAAGTAAAAGCTAATATAGATAAGATTCAGGTTGGCAACACAGAATATAAGATAATGAACATGAAGGAAGTTAATCCTTCTGGTACGAATAACGTACTGTACGAGTTGCACCTCAGACGCTAGTCTACAAATAGTTATACGTTTATACAATAATAGAATTAAGGCGATAAATACATGGCAGATACAAAGAGCGACATCATACTTCCTAAACAAACTTGGATCGACTTATATGCTGCAAGCTCTATTGTAGTAGGTACTAAGGTTGCAGTAACCAATAAAGGAACTGTGCCAATCACACTAGCTATCAAAGCTACAACTCCTACAGACTCTACCTTTGGAATGCCAGTAGTTGCACTCTCCACCGTATATGTAGATGCAGGAGCTTCAGGATTATGGGCGCACTCTTTAAATGACAAAGATGGCTCTGTGCTTGTGCAAGAATAAGGATAAACATGATAAATGTATACCCGCAGCAAGTTTCTTCTGGCGGAGTTGGCAACACCGGCTCAGCTCCTACACCCATTGATTCTTTTATCATAGGGTCATTGTACGGTCAACCAATGCTTACAGAAGGTACGTACAAGTATCTTAAAACTGGTGTAGTCACTTTAGCAGCAGTGTATCCATCTTCTGCTACAGCTATTGCAAGCTATCCTACAACTAGCGTATTAAGCTCTAGCCCAGACACAATTTGGAAAACTGGAAACTTTGCAAGTCGCATAGTAGGAACAACTGGTAATGTATTCTCATACTCAGATGACGGCGGTGTAACAATTGTTGCAGCAGGTAATGCTACTAACAGTGGTACTTGGTCTAAACCAGATTCAATGTTTTATTCTAAGCTATTTTCTAAATACATAGCTTTTGGAACAAATGGAAGATGGGTATCTAATACAGGTATTGGATGGTTCATATCTGGTACTCACACCACACAACCAAGTAGTATAGCAAGAATGCAATACACAGAAGGAAATGGTAAAGGTATTGCTGTCACAATGGCAACTGTATCAAACTCTCCTGTGGCTTATGTAACGTCTAATGCGAATAGTTGGGTAGAAGTAGCAACTCCAATACATTTCCAAGATATTACTTATCATGCTCCTACAACGTCATTTTACGCACTAGGAACTGATGGTTTCATTTATGTAACGTCTGATGGCGCTACTTGGGCATTACAAAATGGCTCTGCAAACTTTGGGAATTGGATATACTCTGATGGTACTAATCTCTATTGCTTAAATGGCACTAGTTATAAAGTCAGCATAGATAATGCCGTAAATTTTAGTGTAGCTGTCACATTGAAATATGGAGCTTCGTTTCCAGTTGCAGGATTAGATACTACAGGTTCTAAAGTTGTCATTAATGGCTCTTGTGTTCTATACACCAACACTTCTGCAAGCCTATATACCTTTACAGGAACTGACAACGTACCAACCTTTAACCTTGGTGCAACAGTTAATGTAGGAAGTGCTCCAGCATTTACATCAACAAATGGTTATCTTGTTACAAATGCTGAGACAGTATCTTCAACCACTTCTACATTATCTATACCAGTTTATATCATTGATAACTGGAAACAACTTGATAGTGGCTATGGATATACAACATTATATAAACGAGTAGCATAAAACATCATAAACATATTGACATATAAGAAATTTCTGATATAATCACGCATTGAAAGATAATAAGCATGGACTTCTACGAACAAATATTAAAAAATACAGAAGCCTTGCTTACAGAAGTTGATACCAAGTTAACAACACTTGCAGTTGAAACTTTCAGAGATGTTGTGCATGGAACTCCTAGCCCTGCTAAAGGCTCCCCTTATGCAGATGGTGTTCTTGTCAATAATTGGTATCCATCTAATAATGGCTTTTCATCCGAGTCTGGTGACTCTAAAGATGACTACGGCTTTAACAGCTTAGACCGTATTAATAGTCTTGTCAATGCTAAATACTTTTTCCGCAAAGATGGTGATGTCACTCTAACCAATAATATATCTTATGCCTATCGTGCTGAGATGCTTGGTTGGAAAACAACTGACGATCCTCGGTGGAGAAATGCAGCTCCTTACGGCATGGTTGCAAAAGCAATGACAAATGCTAAAGCTAAATTATAAAGGAATATAATACATGAGTCAACGAGTTATACGCCTTGAACTAGAGCAAAAACTAAGAGATTGGAATGCTACACAAGGAGATAAATATCCTATAGCTTTTGAAGGTGTTCCTTTCACTAAACCCAACAATACATTCTTAGAAATATATCTCATTCCTTCTGCGAGTGTCAACAAAAATATCAATGGTGTTCGTTACGCTATGTACGGAACGATGCAGATAAACATCTACAACAAAGATGGTAACGGTACGAAAGAAGCTGAGACGATTGCTCAAAGCTTGATTGAGTGGTTTCCAGTATTTCCTAAAACTGGGAAGGTGAGTATTGAATCCACCGGAACAATACAAAGCCCGCTTTCTGATGCGCAATGGGGTGTGACTCCAATACGTTTCAGGTATAGATATGAAAGTGGATCATAATTTTACCATTCTAGCCGTAAGGCATTAATTAAAAGGAAATATAAATGGCAGTCTTAACATCTACAGACACCACTATTAATGGTGTTGGTACAGCAACTGTAAATGTTGCTACAGCTTCTGATACGCTGACTTATGTATCAGGTGCTAATCAGTTTGTTGAATTGGATAATCAAACAGCAGGTAGCTTGACAGTAGTTATCAAAGGTTCTGCTCCTAGTGCAGCTTATGTTGTTCCAGCTACAGGCACTACTATGGATTTGTCAGCAGGTTTGTCAGTGACTCTGGCAGCAGGTGTTTGCAAGTTTGTAAACTTAGATAAGATTTCTGCATACTTGGCAGGTAATGGCACTGTAACATTGTCTGGCGCAGCAGGTTTAAAAGTTACAGTATTTAAATAATAAAGGAAATAAGAAATGGCAACTATTAACTCTTCTGCTGGTTCAAGTATATCTATTGCAACAACATCCGGCGTAGCAACTGAAGATGCTGCTGGTTTTAGCGCTAAAACTTACGTTATCATTGATGAAGTGACATCCATTGGTGACTTTGGTGCTACTTACAATAAAATTGAACATTTGCCTTTGGCAACACGTATTAAAAAGAAATTCCGTGGTTCCTTGGATCAAGGTTCTATCTCTATGGATTTCGCTATTGTTGATACCTCTGCTGGTCAGATTCAATTGTCAACAGCATCAGCTTCTGATGATTCTTGGGCTTTCCGCATCATCAATCAAAATGGCTCTACTAAGTATTTTACATGCAAAATCATGAGCTTGCATGACAAGATTGGCAACTCTGACAGTATCCATGCTGGTTCTGCCCAGTTGGAAATTGACTCCAAGATTGTATTTGTACCTGCACCTTAACTAAGTAGTTCTTATGGAGGGAGTTAATTCTCCCTCTTAATTTTAATAATAGAAATAACCTACAAAGATAGGTATTCTAACATAAAGGAAATAACATGTCATTCGATATCTCAAAATTAAAAGCTAAAACAAATTCAGTACCTGTCGCTATTAAACACCCTACAACAGGTGAAGACTTGGTAGATGATCAAGGTAAAGTAGTTAATGTTTATTTGTTTGGTAAGGCATCTAAGCAATACCGCGACTTCAATGATAGTCGCTTGAAGAGTGTTCTTGATCAACAGAAGTTGTCAAAGAAGATTGCACCTCCGGAATTGACGGTAGGAAAACTTCGCAAAGATGATGTTGATTTTGCAGTTGCTTGTACAGACCGTATTGATATGGTCTATGAAGGCAATGATGTTAATACTCCAGAAGCTCTGTTTGAGTTATATTCTGATCCAGACTTTTACTGGTTGTTTGAACAAGTAAAAGCAGCAGTAGAAAACGATTCAAATTTTTTCTAACCCTGTCTCAAGAGCTTACTCTATTTGCAAGTCAATTAGGATGGTATCACAGTACTCCTAAAGATGCTAAGAAGAGTAGGCTCGCACAATTAAAACAAAAAGAAGGTCAAGAACTAGAACTCAATTTACCACAAGTAACTGCTGAGTATCTAGTTCTTTTGTTTTATGAGGCAGGGATTTGTGGAAGTAATATGAATGGAGTAATACCGTTGTCTTGGAGCGAGATAACCGCTTGGACAACAGCAACACAAAGAGAATTAGATGTGTGGGAAGTTTCTCAGATAATGAATATGAGCAAGGCTTATGTTAATGAGAGATTAAGTGCAAATGAAGAAGTTAATGTACTTGACCCAATCACAAGAGCTATTGCTGATGAAAAAGAACAGCAACGCCTTAAAGTACAAGAACAAATGAATAAGCTTTTTGATAAGCTTGGCGAAGAAGATTAATAAAGGAATAATATGGCAATCGACATTTCCAGCTTGGCAATTCAAATTAAGTCGGAAGGTATTACAAAAGCTACTGGCGACTTAAAAGACTTAGCGGAAGCAGCTAAGAGTGTCGATAAAGAAACTAAGTCTTTTATAGCTACAGCTAATACTGCTAGTAACACAAAGCTTATTAACGATGCCGATAAGCAAGCTATTATTCAACAAAAGCGTGACACAGAACTTTACAACGTAGCTGTTAAACAATATGTACAAGCTCATACTGAAGCAATAAGCATTAATAAGGCACTCATTGCTGAGGAAGACCGAAGGAACCTTCTGCAACAAAAGCGAGATATTGATGCTTATAATGCTTCTGCTAAAGAATATACTAAGGCTCATCAAGAAGCACTTGCTATAAATAAGGCTTTAATAGCAGAAGAAGCTAGAAGAAATTTATTGGCAGAGAAGCAAAAACAAGAAGCTTATAACGCAGCTATGAAAGAATATGCTCGTGTTCAAGCTGAAGCTATCTCCATGAATAAAGCTCTCATAGCTGAAGAAAATAGAAGAAATCTCAATGCTCAGAAACAGCAAATGGATTCTTACAATGCCTCTGCAAAAGACTATGCAAGAACTCAAGCTGAAGCAATTGCTATGAATAAAGCAATGAAAGCAGAAGAAGATAAGAGAAATCTTATCCAGCAGAAGAGAGATTATGAGCAGTATACAGCAAAAGTAAAAGACGCTAATAAGGCTCACCAAGAAGCTACAGAGACCATTAAGAATATGAATGGTCATGGTTCCATCTGGAATAATACTCTGAAGTCTATGGCTGTAGCTGCATCCGCTTATATTGGTGTGAACATGGCTAAAGGCATCATTGAGCAAGGCGATGCTTGGCAGATGATGCAATCTAAATTAAAAATTGCTACAGGGTCTTCTCAAGAAGCTATACGTACTCAGTCTGGATTATATGATTTAGCTCAAAAGCTTCGTATTCCACTTGAAGATGCATCCAAGTTATACATAAGGATGTCGGTTCCTTTGCAACAGCTTGGTAAGTCATCTCAAGATACTATGGGAATGGTAGAAGGAATGGGCTTAGCCTTGAAACTCTCTGGTGCAACTGCACAAGAAGCTTCTTCTGTTATGCTTCAATTCTCTCAGTCTATGAACTCTGGAAAGCTACAAGGTCAAGAGTTTAATGCTGTAGCCGAAGGCGCGCCAATGATTCTTCGAGCTATTGAAGATGAACTGAGAAGAACTGGTAAGTGGGGTGAAAATACTACTAAAACCCTGAAGAAAATGGGGTCAGAAGGCAAGATTGGTGCTCAGTTATTATCTGATGCTATGGCTAATGCCCTTCCTAAGTGGAGACAGGATTTTGAAAGCCTCCCACTCACTGTTGATGGTGCTATGCAACGTCTTAAAAATGCTTGGTACAAAGCAATTGGTGAGATGTCTAAGAGTACAGGACTTAATGAGAAGTTGGCAGAAACAGTAACCAGCATTGAGCAATCCCTTCCAAGAATTGCAGAAATATTAATTAAAACCTTCATAGCTATTTATGACAACTTAAAGCCAATATCAATTTTGATAGGTTCTATGATTGCAATAAATTTAGCAGAGTGGCTTGTTAAATCAGCTATAGCTTTTGATGCGCTGGCAGCAGCTATAGCGGTAGCAGGAACAGCATTGACAGCTTTATCTTTAGCAGCAGTAATTCCAGCTTTACTTGCTATTGGTGGTGCGATTGGATATGCAACGGCAGCTTGGATTGACTACAAAATAGCTGGTGGTGATGCAGTTAAGAAAACTACTGAGTATGCAGAAACTGAAGTAGGCAATATTGCCAGAGTTAACAGGGAACTTACAAAGCAACTTGAAACTATTTATAAAGTAAATCAAGCTAAAGCCGTGGACTCAGGTGAAGAAAAATATGCTAAAGAAAAGACAAGAATAGAGGAATTGAATAAGTCTATTATTGCCGGAGAACAAGAATTAAGTAAAATGCGAGAAGGTCTTGAAAAGAAAGGTAAGACCGCTATTATCGAGTCTATGGAATTAAGCATCAGTAGAAATAAAACAGATAAAGCATTTTTAGAACAACAAGTAGCACAAGCAAATGCAGTACAAGGATTAATTGACTTAAAGAATAAAGAAAATGAGTCCATTAAATATCGTGCAGAGCTTAATAAGAAATTAAAGTTTGATGATGCAGCTTTGATGAAAGATGAAATTGAAGGTCTTGACAAAGCAAAGCTGAGTGCAACAGATTATGAAAAAGCAGTTGCAAAGATCAAAGAGAAATATACTGAGACTAATACTTTCAAGAAAACTTCTCTTGATTACGATCAGAAAGCTTTAGCAGCACTTAAAGAGATTCAACAAGCTTATGAGCAAATAAGTAAAACTGGTTTAGATGATAAACGCACTGCTGGTGAAAAGCAACTTGTTAAGCTTGAACAAGAGTTAGAAGTAAATATCTCTCGTAGAGCAGAATCAACTAAAAAAGGAACACTTGTTCAATTAAAGCAAGAAGAAGCTATTATTAGAAGTGCAATAGCAACTACACAAGAAACAATTGCTATTGAAAAACTTTATAATGCCAAGAAAGATGAACTAAAAGCAACTCAAGAAGATATTTCTTCAAGAGAGAAAGCTTTAGATACTGCTACAAAAGAAGCAGACGTATTAGAGCAAGCTATTAAGAATCATGGCAAGTTAGCTAAATCTAAAGAAGAAGTTAATCTTCAATACGCTTTAGAAGAACAAGAGTTACTTTCAGTCCAAGCTAACAAAGAAAAAGAGTTAGTATTAAATGCTCAACTCATCGAACAGTTGCAACGTACAGTAAAGTTCCGTCAGCAACTGAATGAGCAAGCAGAGACAGATAAAGCTGCTAAAAAGTACGAAGCAGATTGGCAAGCCGCTAACAAGAAAATTGGTGATGGCTTATACGAAGCATTATCTTCCAATGGTACAAGCTTTGTTAAGAAACTTATCAAAGACATGAAAGAATGGTTTGCTAGACTTGTTCTTAGTCCGATCATTCAACCTATTGCTGCTATGGGAGCTAGTCTATTGAATCCATTAGCAGCTTCTGCATCTGGTGTAAATGCTGCTAGTACTGGTTCTAGTATGGTTAGTGGTGTTGGAAATTTGTTCTCTAGTTTTATGAATCTGGGTACTAACTTTGCAGGTCAGATTGGTTCCTCATTAGGTAGCATAGGTACAAAGATTGGCTCAGATTTCTTAGCATCTGTTGGCGGTGGTATTAATGGTGCTGGTGTAGGGTCTGGGCTTGGATCAACAGTTGGTATGCAAATAGGTAGTGCGTTAGCCCCTGTGTTACAAGCTGTACCGTACATTGCAGCAGCCTATGCTGTTTATAGTGTACTGAAATCTGGTTTCAGCATGGGCGAGAAGCAAATTACTGGCTCTAATGTATCTGGCACTCTTGGTACTGAAAATATTAACAGAAATGTTAACTGGAGTCAACAAGGTGGTATGTTCAGAAGTGATCGGTCTGGTACATGGTCTTATAACTTAGCAAACTCTGTTGCAATGGCTGATGGTGTTGGTTATACAGACACAGCAAGCCTTACAAGTGATAAAGCTTTGTTGAAAGCTTTGAACGATAGTTATGCAGCTTTAAAAACGTCTACACAAGATTATGCTAAGATTCTTGGAATCAATGCTGACGATATTTCAAAACGTAATGATGAAATGTCATTTGCAATTGGTAAAACTGCTGATGAAACTAATACCAATATCTCAAATATGTTTAAAGATATTGGTAATAAGATGGCAACATCTATTATTGGCTCTTATGCAGGGTTGGCTAAAGAGAATGAATCTGCTGCTGAAACATTGACACGTTTAGCTGTTGAAGTTACTACTGTTGATGCTGCTGTTAAGAATTTTGGATTAACTTTCAGCACTGGTATGATGCAAGTATTTCAAACTGCTGATGCGGCTTTTTCTCAGTTTGTTAATTATACTACTGAACAACTTGTGCAGATGAAGGATGCCTTAGTACAAGCATCTGGTGGGTTAGAGGCTTTCATCTCTCAGTCAGCTTATTTTGCTCAAAACTTCTTATCAGAAGCAGAGAAGATTAAACCTTCACAGGATCAAGTTGCCAAAATATTTGACCAGTATCATATCACAAATATCAATACAATTGACGATTATAAGAAGTTAGTTCAAGGTATTGATCTTTCTACTGACTCTGGTAGAGCAATGTATGCAGCTTTGATGCTATTAGCTCCTACATTCAAACAAGTGGCAGACTATAGTAATTCTAGCGCTAATAGTGCAACAGCTCTTGCAGAAGCATTAGCAACCACTAACAAAGGAATTCAAGATCAAATTGATGCACTTCTGAAGTCTGATATGACAACAGAACAGATACGCGCCAAAGAACTTGAAGGTGCTGATGCTAGTACACAAGCCTTATTGAGAAGATTGTATGCTTTGCAAGATGAGAAGTCTGCAATGGATGCTTCTACAGCAAGATTGAAAGCTGCTGCTGATGAACGTTATGGGTTAGAGACTCAGTTGTTACAGTTGCAAGGTAAGACTGATGAACTCCGTCAACGCGAGCTTGATAAGTTAGACCCTTCTAACCAAGAGTTGCAAAAGCGTATTTGGGCATTACAAGATGAACAAGCTGCGGCTGCTGCAAAAGCTCAAGCAGATCAAGCTGCTGCTCAGGCTGCACAACAAGCCGCTGACCAAGCTGCTCAGGCTGCTAAAGCTGTAAAAGATGCATGGCAGTCTATCACTAACACAATCATGGACGAAGTAAAACGCATTCGTGGATTAGTAGATGAAGCATCTGGGATGGGGTTTGCAGAAGCTCAGTCAAAGTTTGCTATTGCAACTGCTCAAGCCAGATCGGGTGACCAAGAAGCTGCTAAATTGCTTCCTTCATTATCTCAAGCATTGTTAACTTTAGCAGAGAAGAATGCAAGAACAGCAGAAGAATTAGCTTATATTCGCTCGATGACAGCTAATAGCTTGGCTCAAACTGCAACTGGCTACTCTACAAACTATGGCGTAACTTTACCAAGCTTTGATGTTGGTACAGACAGTGTGCCTAAAGACATGATAGCACAGATTCACGCAGGTGAAGAGATTGTTCCAGCAGCATACACTGGAAAAAATAATGCAGAACTTATAACAGAAATAAAATCATTGAAAGAGGAGGTAAGTAAAATGCGTACAGAAAGTAATGCACAGCAACAAGCTATTGCCACTTCTACTGATAAGACTGCTAAAGTACTTACCAGAAATGATTTTGGAGCTGGTATCTGGGTTACTACATCTCTACCAACAGCTTAATTGTGAAAGGAAACTATGAAGCTTATACAACCGTACACAATTACTGACTCTACGTTAATATCGTCAAATGTACCAGAGAATGATTTTCCAGTCTACAACTCTGGTACAACTTACAACCTGAATGACCAAGTAATAGTAACAACAGGGGTACATAAGATATACAAAAGCTTAACAGCTTCTAATGTTGGTCACAACCCTGTTACAGATACTGTTAATTGGTTATTTGTAAGTGCTACTAATCGTTGGAAGTTGCATGATCAATATGTCCAGTCTCAAACTACTAATGCAGCTTCAATTGTTAACGTATACCAGATGTCAGGAAGGTGCAATTCAGTTGCATTCTTGAATGTTGATGCTAACTCAATATCTATACTTGTGAACGACCCCTTGGATGGGACTGTTTACAATAAAACTCAAAGTTTGACATCTTATTCTGGTATTACAGATTGGTATAGCTACTTCTTTGAACCAATTAAGCGAGATACTGGTGATAGCTTTACAGATTTACCAATTACCAATAACGCTACTATCACTATAACAGTAGCTGCACCTTCTGGAACAGCCAAGATTGGTGGATTGTTACTAGGCAACTTTAAAGATTTGGGTAGTACAGAAGTTGGAGCAAAAGTAGGTATAGATTCTTTTTCCACTAAAACTGTTGATGCTTTTGGTAATGTGTCTATTGTTCCAAGAACGTTTCGCAAGAAAGGTGAATTTACTTTCTTGTTACCAAATAGTTACATTGATGAATTGCATGGAGTATTAACAGGGTACAGGGATACACCTATTTACTACATCGGTGATGATAACATCGAAGCAACAAAGATTTATGGGTTCTACAGAGATTTCTCAATAACAATACCATACCCAACATATTCTATGTGCTCTCTCTACGTTGAAGGACTTACATGACAACAATTACAGCTCTACCTCCAGCTCCGGCTAGGACGATGGATGCTCCTACATTTGTAACAACATCTGATACATTTGTAGCAGCTCTTCCACCAATGGTAACACAAATTAATACAGTGGCAGGAGAAATTAACACAGCTTCTGCAACAACCGCTACAAATGCTAGTATAGCTCAAGCAGCAGCTACAGATGCAGTAAACTCTAAGAATACTGTAGTAGCTACAGCCAATGCAGCTCCTTGGGTAAGTGGGCAAGTGTATGCTCAATATTCAAATGCAATCAGCTTGATAAATTTTCAAACTTATCGCAAAACTACTGCATCAAGCTCATCTACCACTGACCCTAAGAATGATCCTACAAATTGGACATTATTGCAAGTAAATGCCGCTTGGTTTGTAGTGAATAATAATTATACAGCAGTTGCTGGTGATAATCTACTAATTGATACAACTTCAGTTGCAGTAGTTATTACACTGCCAAGTACATTCTTGGTACAGAATCAATCAAAGATTGCTTTCAAAGATTTATATGGGAACTTCGGTGCAGCCAATTTAACAGTAAATGTTTCTGGTGGTATTCCAATCGAAGGTGTTTTAGAAAATATGCTAGTGCCAAATAAGAACATCTCTTTTGAGTTGTTGTATGTTGGTGGAACAAGGGGGTGGGCTTTAGTATGAGTAATATTAATCAATTTATGTCTGGTGGTGGATTTCTTATAGGTGATGCCACATATTTTCCAGATTCAGGTACGACAATTAATCGTGCAGATGGTAGTGTATTCTTGCGAAGTGGTGTAGTTGCACTTACTAGTACATACCCACTGACAGCGGGGGTTGAAACAATTATGGTGCATGGAGCTGGCACAGTGACGTTACCAGTCTCATTTGCTAAGATTACTGGCTGTGCTAATAATGGCTCTGGTACTATTGTTCTTTGTTATAATGATTCTGTTAATGTGTTAGTATCAACAAATAGTGGTGCAAGTTGGAGCACCGTAGCACATAATCTTTCTGGCTTAAATGGTTATTCTGTTATCTGGAACGGTTCCAGATTCATTCTTGCAGCAGGTTCAGGGTCTACAACAATTAGATGTTCATATTCAACAACAGGGACATCATTTACTGCTGGTGGTACGGTAACTTTGGCAGAGAATACTGCTAACTTGGCAAGAATAGCTTGGGATGGCACTACTGCGGTTATCGTATCAGGATATAATTCTGGTTTCACTCAAATAGCTACAACATCCGATGGTGTTACTTTAACAGCCCAAACAGTTCCCTTAACAACTTTAACAGGTTTGCCAATTATTCTTAACCTACCATCATTAGGAGCTTCACGCTGGCTAATAACTTGCACAGGCTCTACAGTTGCTTTGCAGAGTACTAATGCAGTAGGTACAGCTTGGACATCAGTGACTATGCCAGCAATATGTACAAGTTTTTCAGTAGGTCTTGGTATGTTTGTAGCTACTACTACATCACAGATTTATACATCTACTACGGGTGCAACTGGTAGCTGGACAAATATTACTCCTTCGGGATTATATGCTTCAAGTAGTACAAGTACTGCAAGTTTTGCATTCTTGAATGAAGTTAGTATCCATTTTGACGGTACAAGATTTATTATAGGGACAGGAACTGGGCAAGCTACCACTGGCAGTGCCTTCCAGTTCGCATACACCACAGACTTTCAAAAGTTTACTACTCGGCAAATTATCCCTAATACCATACCAAATACTAATGTTGGCTTGGCATGTATTCCAGCAGGAACAGGGATGATATTCGTTCAGAATGGTACTGGTACGGCTGGTAACAGGATGATATATGCAAACAACTGGTTCACTTCGAGTGAGTACACGGGGTCTTCTGCTCCATTTGTACAACCATTGGCAGCTTTAAGCAATGTCCCATCAAGACCTAACTTCGGCTATGTAAGGGTGAAATAATGCAAGAATATATCTCATGCGAAGTAAATTCAGACCTACCAGAATACACTAATCTTATAGACGTTGGTGCATTCTTTGATAGATTTGGTGCTGCTAAGATGCAAGTGATTACATCAACAGATGCTGGTGTAAAGGCACTATTGTTAGATGTATCTGTTCGTAAATGGATAGACCTGCGCAGACCAGATGTGCTAACAGCTCTGAATTATATTGCAACAGTTTGTAACTTAGTTACTCTAGAACTCATACAAGCGATTATTTATCGCCCTGTTAGTAACCTAGAAAACTTATCTTTAAGAAAACTTTATTTCGGAGGTTAATATGGTTGTCGCTTTCTATAAGGGAACACATACAGGTATTTCAGGATTGTACAATGTTATTGTAAGAGCATGGGACAGAGGTACATATTCCCACTGTGAACTTATTTTTAGCGACAACATATCAGCTTCTGCCAGCTTCATTGATGGTGGGGTAAGATTTAAGAATATCACATATTCCAGTGATAATTGGGATTTTGTAGATGTTGGAAATGTCAATGAAGAAGTTGCTAGAAAATGGTTTACAACTCACCAAGGACAAGGTTATGATCTGAAAGGCAATCTTCATTTTGTTATTGGGTTTATTGGTGATAACAAGAAGAAATGGTTCTGCTCAGAAGCTGTGGCAGCATCCTTGGGAATGAAAGAGCCTTGGAGATTTACTCCTAATACTTTACACGCTACATTGTCTACTATGCATGAAGGTAGTGGTGGAGTATGAGGGATTGTAAGGAGTGTAGGATTTGTCACAGGGTTAAGGAACTGAGTGAATATCGCATAAGAAAAGAATCTGGAAAACATCGGTCTGAGTGTAAAGAGTGTTTAGCTCAAAAAGAACGAGACAGACGTACTGAAAATGCAGAAACAATACGTCAAAAGGATAAAGAAAGATACTACAGAAATATAGCTGATGTCAAGATAAGGTCTAAGAAGTACCGAGAAAAGAATAAAGAGTCTATAAAGTTAAAGAAGAGTCTTTACAAGAAACAGAATAGACACGTTTGCAATGCTGCTCATGCCAGAAGAAAAGCACTTAAAAGAAATGCTTCGGTTTGTTGGGCTAATCAAGAGCATATTAATTCCGTATATGGTAAAGCTAAAAGGTTTGAAGCTTGGCTTGGTGTTTCTTATCACGTAGATCATATTGTGCCTATTACTAATGACTTAGTTTGTGGACTTCACAACGAGTTTAATTTACAAATTTTACCTGCTGTTGATAACATCAGGAAATCAAACATCTTTAATATCGAAGATGTCAACCACACTCTTTCAGAGAGTGATTATATAGAGAAGGAAAATCAAATTATGCTGAAACTTAATATGTCTGCTCCGGAAGGTGATCCGATCACAAACCCAACTCCGCCACAAACAGGAGGAGGAAAATCGCCTCCGCCAACTCCAGTAGCTAACTAATATGATTTATGCAGCTATCCTTCTAGCTGCATTGTATCTAAATAGGGCAGATTCTGTTACAATAATGTTAGCACTCTTAATAGCATTAACACGGTATCTGCCCACTGACTACATAACTAATTATTACTTATGGAATTTTGTCTGCATATCTTCTGAACTGACAATGGTTATAATTTGCGCATACCAGACTAGCATCGTCAGCATTCCATTATTATGTATAACATCTATGCTTGGAATAAGCCACATAATAAATATAATACATCCAAGATTTGACTCCTATTACATTGTAGCACAGTATTTAGAATACATGCAGATCATTTGCTTTGTTCTCGTATCACCAATAATTATAAACTATTTAAAAAGGAAAGTAAAGTTATGCCTACAGAAGTTTGGATGTGGCTACTAACAGGCTTCTTAGGACTACTAGGTTCGCTGTTAGGAGTAGTGTGGAAATTATTACGTGAAGAGAGCAAGGCTCAATCAGACGCTATCAAGCTTAAAGCTGATACGGAGCGTGTGAAAGAAACTGAGCAACGCTGGAGCAACGAACTCACATATCTCCGAGCAGATAATGAGAAGTTAGTATCTAAGATAGAAGCTCGCCATCAACACGAATTAGAAACAATGGAAAAGCGTCTTAGTGACAAGATGGAGAAGCTTGAGCAGAATGTTACTCAGCAGATGACTATCATTATTAAGATGTTGGAGAATATAAAGAAATGACTAAATTATCAGAACACTTTACACTTGAAGAACTTACAGCATCTCAGTATGCAACACGTCACAACATTGACAACACACCAAGTCCGAGTGTTCTTGGTAATCTATATGTTCTTGCAAATACCCTAGAAGCCGTCAGAAAGCTGTTTAACAAGCCTTTGGTAATCTCTAGTGGGTATAGATGTCCTATGTTGAATAAAGCTGTTGGAGGGGCTGAAAACAGCGCTCATAAGCTTGGATTGGCAGCAGACTTTACAATACCATCGTTACAGTTAAAAGATATTGTAAAAGCTATTGTGGAGAGTGATATTCAATTCCACCAAATAATCTACGAAGGAAATTGGATTCACTTAGGCTTGTGTACAGATAAGCCTCAAAGAAGGGAAGTATTGACAGCAACATTCACTAACGGAGTTGCTTCATACTCTAAAGGATTAAAATAAGGAACTATTATGTTTGAGAAACTAAAACTATTTTATGATTTATTCCGCAAAGGACAAGAAGTAGCTAACCCTGATAGCTGGAAGAATAAGCAGATTACAGCTAACATCTTAGCAGGTATTATCCTTTCCATTGTAGCTCTTGCAAAGGCTTTTGGTTATGACCTTCCAATTGATCAAGATATGGCTATTTCTATTGGCGGTGGTTTTATCACCATTGTCAATGTCATCCTCACTATCACCACAAGCAAGAAAGTGGGATTGCCAGCAAAATCAGACGTATCAGAAGCTTTGCCAGCAATACAACCTACACTACTCAATGAGTCTGCAAAAGGAAGCTTGCAAACAGACCCTAACGCTCCAGCCTACACAAAAGAACAGTTGGAATCAGCTTTGGCAGACATGGAATCAAGACGTAAGCTATTTACAGACCATTGAGTATTTAAGAACACGAGTGATATTACAATACCAATACACTTGTATCAATTAGCTCTGAGAGAGCTGACATGCAGCGGAATAATCCGCTTTTATGAGGGAGCTACTTTAATGGTAGTCTCCCTCTTTTTGTTATTATGCTTTATAGAATGCTATGCTTTGGCAAACACACCAGTCTTATTAAACAAAGCTACAGCAAGGCTGATAACTTTCTCAATGGCTGAAGAATATGCTGCTTTGTCAATGTCTGTGCTAATCTCTACAGTGCTTGTCAACAGCTCTTTAACAAACAAGAGTTTAGCAGCTCCTGCACCAGATTGGGGGATTGCAGCTTCTGCTGCTTTCACGGTATCTAATACAAGTGGGAGAAGTTGAATGATAAGTTTCAAAATTGTAAGATAGTTCATGTTGTTTCCTTTCAGGGTTGTTAATTAAGATTGTACTTCTGATTCTAAGAATGCAAAATCTGCACCTTTTTTCTTCACAGCTTCCACCTTATCATCACTCTCCACTTTAGCTTTAAAGAAAGCCTTCACTACAGCAGGTTTGAATGATGTGTTCTTAGCAGCAAACTTAGCAGCTTGAGTAAGCTCCTTACCAAGAGCTTTAATCTCCTCTGCTAAAGCTGCACATTCTACATCAGCAGCTACTACTGCCTTACGTTTCTCTTGAAGCTCTTTAATTTGTTCATCAATAGATTGCACAGCTTCTAGTTGCTCAATATAATCTTTCAAGAGTTCTTGCTTCTGATTAATTACTCGTACTTTAGATTCAATTTCATTTGCTGCTGATTTAATGTTTGTTGTCATGCTTTCTCCTTATTGATTAATTTCTTCATATTCTTCTGCAATGCTTTCAAGACTTGGTTCTTCGTAATCTTCAAGATACTCCCATCTCTCATCGTACCCTTCCCAATTATCTACTCCAGCACGCTCTAATGAGTACAACTGTCGAGATTCTTTAAGCAAACTCAACAATTCATCTTCACTGATTTTATAGTATTTCATGTCTATTCCTCCTCTGTTGTATAGATAATCTTTGTTACGGCCTTAGGGTAAACTTCTACAACATTATCAATTCCTTCAAAAACATACCCAGCATCTTCCCAACTATTATCATTAGTACCTTTACAAGATGTAAATTTAAAGAAGCGTGATAAACATCCGTCTGGAATTTTCACTACAACATCGTAATCAATACGCCAGCGATGTTCTCTATCACTTCCTTCCCATGCAACATCAAAACACTCTCGCAGTGTTTCTTCTAGGCTACCATCGTCAATATCATAATCTTCAGCTTGGTTATACTCAATTAACAATTCTCGTAAAGTTTTCATAATTCTCTCCTTGTTATTTAAAAACATATCTAGGCATATCTTTATCAGTGTACCTAAATAACTTCAAGTTTACATTTCTTGCAAACTCACTTTGATGCATTACTACTTTAGCTGAGTCAATATCATTTGTAGAGATAATAACCCATTGTCCACACTCTGACAATTCCCACCTGTAAATAGTTCGCTTTGAATGCTTACTTTTACGGTATTCTTTAGTGTTTATGAAGCGTCCATGCCATTTCATGTTAGTCGCCTTTTACACATAGGTTCATTCTTATAACATGCTGTCGAACCTTAGCTTGATCTATCAATGATTGTTGTGCTGACATACAAGCTTCTTTACTCTTGAAAGCTGGAATAATGATTGTTGAAGGTGCTGCTACATTAGACACAGAATTAGCAAATACAAATACCAATGTCCACATGGTTCTCTCCTTAAATAGTGTAGAAGCCTCTATATTAGACCTCTACACTTTGTTTGTCAAGCTTTAATTATTACTAAGCTTTTCTTGTAGTCCTTTAAAACCACCCATTACATACAGTTTGTTACCTTCAAATATCTGTGGAAATGACCTTAGACCTTGTTCAACAATGAAGTCAAAAGCATCAAAGTCTTCATCAACATTACGAACTTCAAACTCAATACCTCTAGATTTTAACAAAGCTTTTGCAGATTCACAAGCACTACAATTGTTCTTACTGAATACTGTTAACATAATTCTCCTTTAAGTTACTGGCATGAGTCGCACTGTACTGGTTCATCAACTACTGAGGATTCCTCTGCATCACCTTCACGCTTACCAATCATATAGTACAATCCTTTGATATATGGGTCTCTGAAAGCAATCTGATGAATATATGAAATATACTCTTCATTATGTCGCTTGTCAATAAACAAGTTAAGTGATTGTCCTTGGTCAATATAACGCTGACGGCTACCTGCTAAACGAAGAATAGCCTCTTGAGGAATTTCAAAGCCAGTTTTAAATACAACCTTTTCTTCAGAAGTCAACCAAGAAACTCCTTGAACTGACCCTTTAGCTTTCTCAACATCAGCAATGCAAGCTTCAACATTCAAACCTTTACTCTTAATTAAACTTAGTAATGTTGGCATAACACGAGCTACTTCTCCTGCTGCTGTACTTTGTGTGAAGCTATAAGCAACATCAGGATTGATACCTTCAGAAATACCTCCATAAATAAGTGCTGTACTCTTTGTTGGTGCTATTGCCATACGGTGAGTAAATCGAATACCAAGACCTTTACACCATTCTGGTTCACCTTCTACTTCGGCTAATGCTTTAGACGCTTCTAAAGACTCTTTATCAATCTTCTCGAAAATATATTTATTCAACAGGTAAGCTTCAGGAGACTCAAACGCTAATCCTTCTTGTTGAAAGAGAGTGTGTAATCCTCCAGCACCTAAGCCAATAGCACGACCTTTTTCAGTCATTCTAACAGCTTTTTCAAGCCCTTCAATATTCTTGGCTTGATCTAAGAAATAAGATACAACACAATCTAATAACACTGTTGCAACAAACACAGCATCAGTATCTTTCCATTCATTGTACTTGCTCAAATTCATCCAAGCTAATACGCAAGTGTAAGTATGGTCTTTATCTGAATGTAGGAAAACCTCATTGCAGAGCTGAGGAGCAGACACTGATAAATTATTTTTTACGTATGCTTCAGGTTTAAGTTTCTCTGCTTTATCTGTAAAGCTGAAATAACCTTTACCTGTGACAGATTTTACATATAAGGCTTTAGCAAACCGTTTATTAGCTTCCTTGTTACCAGCTTCTAACTTCTCAATGAACTTTGCATTTACCTTCCATCCAACATTAAGCTTGTCTGGGTTATGTTGTAAATACTCGGCTAGTTCGTAGAAATCTTTATGATGTATGTCCAAATACACCGCTACTGCGCCTCTGCGCGCTGCGCCCTGAGAAACATTAGTAGTTACAAAATCCATCCACTCAGCAACAGGAAGAACACCTCCAGCCTTACCACCACCTTTAAATTCACTTCCACGAGGACGAATGTTACTTAGATCAACAGCACAGCCAAATCCGTGTTTAGTAAGCATTGCTACTTCTTTCGCTGCCTTACTAAATCCCAACACACTGTCTTCTACAGGAATACCGCCTGAGCATGACACAGGCAATCCACGATCTGTTCCAGTATTGGCAAGTAATGGTGTAGAGCAAGCTAAATATCCTTTCCACAATACATCAAAGAATTTACTGTACCAATAATCTTTAAAACTTTGTTTATCTTTCATTAACCATACTGTATCACTAGGACTTGCCATGATAGGGGCATAACTAGACAATGTTTTAGCAATACGCTCAAACTGCTCTTTAGGAGTGCCAGCTTGATACAAATACTTCTTCATAAACATTTGGACTCCAGCACTTTGCATCCATTCAGGGATTGTTCCATCTTTATGACCTTGCTTCCGTAGTTCTGAATAGTCTTCGTAATCTAATTCTTTCTTTTTACTCATGCTTGCTCCTTTACTGTCCAGCCATACTTATTTTCTGCAAACCGTGTACTGTATTCTCTTCCAAGAGACGCAAAGAAATCGTTAGCAATATATCCCTTAATCTTGTCACCAAACCATTTCTCAACAGGATTATCTTCACCAGCTATATCAAATATACTTTCAATTCCAAAGTTATTCAAACAAAGATTGATACGTGACTTAATGAATGTTTTAAATTGTTCTTTAGTGATTCCTCGCAAATTGCCTTTCTCATGAAACTTCTCAATGATTGCATCTTCATGCTTATATAACATCAGTGCAGCATCTTTAATTCTAGCAAACAGTCTATCTTTCTGCTCTTTACTCAACTTTGACTCTTTCAAATCTTGACGGAATAGAAATGCCCCAGCTTCATGATGTAAATTCTCATCTAAGGCGGATTGATTAATCCCTGCACCAAAGTTTACTAACAAGTTATGACCATTGCTATTAAATGATTTAAACAATGCAAAACTTGAAAATAGAATAGCTCCTTCCATCATACTAAACACAGCAAGTGATAATCTGTCATCATTACTATCAACAAAGCTATTTAGAAACTCCATACGTTCTTTCAATACGGGGTCATCAATATAGCTTTCCCAAAACTCATCCGTATCTAATCCAAGTTGTGTATTCAAGGCTTGATAAAATGGACTATGAATTGACAATTCAACCATACCAAATGTTGCTGATAAACGCTCGACTTCTGGTCGTGGAAACATCTTCATCACCCGATTCATCCAGAATTCATTGCCAACAAAGCTTTCATACTTTACAAATAACTTAGCTGCTGTAAGAATAGCATGTTTCTCAGCTTCTGTAAGTTCTGTCATAAACTGGTGTTTATCTTTATGTACTTGTATCTCAGCCCATTTCCAGTAAAATTCATTTAGTTGTAGATCAGCATACTCAACCAGCTTAGGGTACTTAATTGTAAAACTTTCTGTAGGTTCTCGTAACTTTGCCATATTACCTCTCTTATTATAAGTTAGAAAAGGCAACTATTATATCACCTTTTCCAAATAAATCAATAACTATTTAACGCTTTCTAAATATTGCTCTAAAGTCTTCAAACTTCCCCACTCGTTATAAGGGCTTCCTCGGACATTAAAGATAACATCTTCTAAAGTCTTCAAATAGCTGCTAACTTCTACATAGTCCTTCTCATACAATTCAAGTTCTAAATAATCCTTCTCATCACGTTCATCTTCTTCTGAGCTAAACTTAGAATAATTCAACCCTCCACCTTGTAATTGACATAGCTCTTGTGTTAATGAGAAGTCTTTCTTACTACTCATAATGATTCTATCTGTTGCTGAACAGAAAGGACTCTCTCTAAAAGCACTGTCAATACGAATCTCTCCAGCCCACAAGAATCCTATGACAATCTTATTCTGCTTATTACGATGCTTATTAACTACTACTTGATAACCTTTATTAGTATCCATACCAACTTCATATAAATATGGCAATACTTTACTATCTATCTCTACTGGTAAAAGATCAATCTCTCGTAGTCCTTTAAACTCATCCACTAACAGCATATCTGAAAATGAAATACTAATCATACATTGTCTCCTTAATCAAATTCTTTATATTCATCTTCATACATTGCTAATACTTCATAATCTCCTATCCATTCATCGTCTACTAGTCGAGATAAGGCATCTTCAATGTGTGCCATAGCTGCTTTGTGATCTTCAAACTTACCTGCTCGAATGTATACTTTATAAATATAATGGTTCATGATGCCTCCAAGAATCCTGCTACAGCACAATCACTAATTTCTACTGATTTATATGTGATTGGCTTGCGTACTTTATTATTGCTATCTTTTAATGAATATACACCATACCCACTATGGGCTGTTACAGTGTATCCTTTACTTTCTGCATCAGCTACAATGATTGGAAGGGTTGGGTCACCAAACTTAGGGTACTTGCTTAGGTTGTTTAAATCTACACGTTCCATAGCTTCTGCCACTTTAAACCCTGCCGCTTCAAACATCACTAACAATCCTCCTACAGCAACATGTAAATCTATAGTCTCTTTTAGCATTGCTTCATCTCTGAGTAAGTCAAGTTCTTCAACAAGTTCGATATATTCTTCTTGAATACGATCCAGTTGTCCAGCAATAACATTACGATCAACATTCTCTAAGTTGCCACAAAGCTCATTAAACATTTTAATTCGTGACATACTTTTCTCTGCATAACCCACTACTTTACTCATATAAATCCTCCTAAACTAATATTCTGAGCCTTCAACCAAGTCTCCAAGTCTGAATCGCAATTATACCATACTTGATACTCATAATCAATACTATTGATAGTAAATCCTTCAATGTCAAACATGCTTGTAAAGCCTCCAGAATCGTCTATAATCGTTTTAAATTGGTTGGTAGGTACTAAGCCTACCTGACCATTACTTCTCAAGCCTATGATCAATGGAAGGCTGTAATGCTGGAATTGAGTGGTGTTCATATTACTTCCACTTATGCTCTATTACATCTTCTACATTATTTGGGTACAAGCCTGCTGTTGACGGAGTAGATATCAAAGTTTTTAAATTGATAATTCCAAGTTTTGATAATTCTTCTAATACGGTTTCAGCATCTAATCCTTCTCCTTGAGTTTTGCAGACACCATTGACATAAACAGCCTCCCAAAAATAATCCCATCGTCTTACAAAAGTAACTTCAGCAGTCATTTTATTTCCTTTCACAAAGGCATTGCCTCTAAGATTGGTACTCCGTCAATAATCAATGTTGTGCCGATAATTGGGCGATTTAAGTTCACATTATTATAAGCAAATGCGTAGCTTTCATCATCAATCAAACATCCACTATTCATTGCGAAATACAATCCATTTGGGTTTGCCCAATATTTAATACTAAAATCCTCATGAAAGTGCCCACACACAAATGACATTCCCATAGATTGAGACACCTTCAATGCGTCCTTAGTTTTACCATGATGCACATACACTTGTTGTCCATTTGGTAAATCAATCACAAGGTCATTGTGCCATACCCAACCATCGCCCACGTTAAGCACTTCATTATAGCTTTTGATATAATGACGAGGAATACCGTGATGCTTTGCTTTTCGCCATACCATACTTCCATGATTGGAGTCAATCAAGTCCATTTCAGGAAACAATGTATGTAGTTCTTTAATAACTGGGAGTGCTGCACGAAGTTCGTCACCTGCACTCATAAGATCTGGGTCACTGTCATGGAAAGATAAAGCGTGCTTATCTAAATCATCACCCAAGCAAATAATACGTGTTGGATTGTAGCGTTCTTTCAACGATCTTAAAAATGGAATCAAGTTTTTATGATGATATGGAATATGCATGTCACTGATAAATAGAATTCGAGAGTTGTCAGGTACTTTCTCATATTTTACCAATCCAATACCTTTTAAATCTTTTACAGTATCTTGAATATTCTCTTTCAATATTTGCAAACAATCCATAACGGTATCGTCACTCAACTCCTTATAATACTTCCGCAAGTAATCTGACACTGTAGATTTACTCTTACCTACCATCTTAGCAATATCCCTCCAGCTCAACGTCTTAGTATTTGCTAAAGCTACAGCTTGATGATGCCAATCGTGTTTATTCATACTTTCTCCTTATTAGTTATAACTCCAGCAAGTGCATGATTTATACCATCTTGATAAGCTTCTCCTACTAGTATATTCATCTCATCAAAAGTGTAAAATTTCTGTTTAGTTTGAATCAAGAATATACCTTCACCATTACCATATATTTTCTGTACATAATCTATTTTACAGTACTCAATCTTAACCTCATCATCAAGATTATCAAATTTAAGGAGTGTTTGAATCAACTTTCTTGCTGTCATTGGCATAGTTTTCCTCCTTGCACAAGCCCTAGCAACACAGCCTTCTTATTTAAGTTAAGCCCATCTTTGATAAACTCAACAGCATCTTTAAAAGAACAATTCTCGTCTAGCTCCACTTCCACTTGACCAATTGTTCCATCGGGTTTCTTGTAGCAGAATATCATGGGTTATCTTTCTTATAGTTATCATAAGCTGCTTGAAGAGCTAAAATCATGTTAGGGATATCTCCTATGTAAATTCTATCAACACTTGTGTAAGTTGAGCCACTCCAGAAGAAAATTTCATCAGAAACTATGTGAACACCCTCTATTTCTCTGTTATTGTTATAATAAACAAACGAACCATCAATAGTGCCATCAACAAATATCATAATCTTCTCCTTATAAACAATATTCTTTCAATACCTCTTGCAAAGCTTTCTTCCTCTTTGCAGCAGACGTACAATCATTATACCCATAACATTCAAGAAAGTAAAGAATATCTTTTACAGGTTCTTCTTTAGTGATCTTGATGATGTACTTCTCATTGGCAGCTTCGTCAAAGGATATTCCAAGTCTTTGACTATATGTAACAACATCATGACATGGCTTGCATAAGCACTGAAGTGAATTGTTATCAACGAAGTATAAATATTCAGCATAAGCTTGAATGTCATCTATTGATCTGAAAGTTCCTCCCGTATCTGATTTGTGGTCGATCTGCGGAGATTGAGACAAACAATGACAAATATTGCACTCCCAAGCATTTACTTCTGGAAACCTTTTCATACTTCTTGGATTTGTATTCTTCATCTTCACTTGCATCTTCTTCTTAAACTCAATCCTGATTGGATGATTAGCCCATAGCTTGCGAAGACCTCCTCTGACCCATTGAATGAACTCAGCTTCAGTTTTCCAAACATGCGGATGAGATATCCAAGGAAGGTTACTCATCAATATCTACTCCAACATATTCTGCCAAAGCTTTACGCATAAGATACACATGGTTACTCTGTTTATCGTAGGCTTTTATTTTGTATTTATCAAGAACTTCTTTTGAAATGTTCAATGTGATTGATCCAAGTCCTAGAGAATCATTTACACGCTTTTCTTGTTCTGGAGTTGCTTTTCCACAAGTTAACAATGTCAAGCCAGCTCCGTCCATAACAAAATGTGAGTCTCCAACTTTAACACCATATACTACATCAATATCCTCAGTGTGCAATCCTCTAGCAATAATTTGTCCGATCATATTTTTAATAGGACGTTTGCCATATTCAAACCCAGATAAACCACGTTCCTTTGCCCATTGTGTATAAAATGAATAGGAATTATCTGGGTCTACTATCTCAACCATATCTCCTATATTAAACTCTTTTGTATTGTTATCCTCTACAAGCTCAATTCCATCTAATCCAATGATGTATTGCTTTCCATCAATACAAACTCCAGCAAGCATTATGTCTGGATGAGAAATTAAAGGGGCTAACACTTTAATTATACCAACATCATTATTTTCCGGCGTGTTGTTATATACCCAATACTCAAGTGAATATTCCTTTGCCCAAGTCTCGTAAATAGGGTAAGTGCTTCCTTCATTAATTACTTTTATAGTGTCACCTACTTTAAATCTATTAGTATTATCCATATTATTCTCCTTCAATAAACAACTCTGTCAACAATTCAATAGTCTTACGAATCTTACTTTCATCTCCTTTGAACTCATAATTATCAAAATAGATTGTATAAGTCCCTTTTCGGAATGACAGCCCCACATCGTTAGCTTTTCTAAGAGAGCTTTCAAATTGTTGAAAGGTTGAAAGCATATCTTTTGTCGATGTTGCGGAGGATTTAGTACAATCTAAAATATCTACTTTTTCTACATCATATAAAAACAAATAACCCCAATCATCCTCGTCATATGCTTCATTGGTAAGTGGTAGCTTAGAAAACCTAGGACACTCTGTACAATCATCCTGTACAAGATACACTATCGTATTTTTACTAAAATTTCCATCATCTGAGCAAACCACTTTAAACTTATCGCCTACTTTATATCCAAGCTCTTCACATGGGGTCATTATTTTCTCCTTAGAGTTCTATTTCGAGTTTTTCAAGCAATGATTTCGTATCGAACTTGTCATCGTCACCTCTCAACATATGACAACAAGATGCATACAAGTCTAGGAACTCTATCAACGTCTTTGACTGTTCATTTCCTTGCCAATCTTTGTATACAATTGGTTCAGAAGGATACCACGATTTATATTGGTTGTAAACAGCTTGTACAGCTTCTTTGTCTGTTTTGCAGTCTTTTAATAAGTTGTAGCATCCTGTATCCCCAAACTTCTTTCCAGCTACTTCGCACGGCTTAAAGGCATCTACGGTGTCCCCCTTCACCCACTGAGCATAGTACCATAACCTACCTTGTCCACGCAACACTTTCTTCTCATCTAACTCAAGAAATCCTAGTCCTTTGATTCTGATAGGCTTGTCCATCTTAGTCCAGTTGTAAAGCCATATGTCAGTGCCGTATGCATCTTTATCAATTGTAGCTACAATTCCTATATCACCTTGCTTGCGAAGCTCATGAGCGCGAATTGTAAGGTCATCGTCAGCTTCTTTGTTTACAGCTATTTTAGCTTTGTATTTATTTTTGAGATATTCTCGACACTGTTCTAATTGCACTGGCTTATCAAGTCCTTCCCTAGTTCCTTTGTATTTAGAAGGTAACGGAAGACTATCTCTGAAGTTTGTCTTGCCACTCATAAACACTTCTACTTCAGAGGCTTCGCAAGATTTCTTCAGAGCTTCTATTGTTGTGTTGATAGCATTGTAAGCAAACGAAATATTTTCAGCTTCTCTTACATCTTCTATTTCAAACTCATCCACTTCAAATTCATCTCGGATATGCTCTTTGAAAGCTGTTCTATGTGCATGAGAAGTAACTTGTCCAGTAACTTTGTGAGTGACTTTAATGCTTCGTGATTCATTAGCTGCTGCACACCTGAATGCTATTATGTCGCCATCGGCTAATAGGATTCGTTTAGTCATAACTCATCAACCTTTTGCAAACATTCTCTAGCCTCGCGCATAGCTTCATGCATATAAGTAGGTAGACTTGAGTTGCCACAGTAAGACTTTGTAGCAGTTGATAAATTTGACAAGGCAGCACGTATTTCGTAATTTTTCTTATGCAGTTTACTTATCTGCCTAATAGCCGATTCTTCAAATGTATAGTAACGTTCTATATCCATGTCATCTCTCCTTTAATAAACATTTTCCCATCTCCCTTTGCAGAAGTCTTCTAAATGTTCTACTGTAGCTTCTATGGAATCAAAATCATCTCTACAACATTCAAATTCTTCGTCTGTACAGCTACATGTGAATTGGTACGCTGTCCAATTTCCCCATTCACAATTAAGATAACATCCGCCTTTTAACTTTGCAATAGCTTCTTCTTTAGTCATAATTTCTCCAGCATAGATATAATCCTCTGAGATTCTGCCACTTTACGTTTCAATACTTCTTGTTTAGCTGCAAGTCTTTTGAACTCCCATAAATTCTGCCTAACATTGTATTTAGCAACTTCTAAATCTTTTTGCAGAAGCTCTTTAATCTCTTGCCTAGCTTTTTGTTTAGCTGTTGTCATCGTCTTCCCTTCCTCATAGCTACTACTTTCAATCTTTGTCGCTTATTTAATGTGCTTCGCTTAATATCATTGTAAGCTTTTTGGAAAATAGGATACTGAGTAATTAAATCTTTAGTAAGTTCTTTCGCTGCCATCCATAGAATTAACTGTTTATCCTCCTTATTCATCATTCACCTCATAAAATGCTCCTGAAGGCACTCTCACCCATCCGTCTAGCCATGTATAGTCTGTTTGCATTATATGTCCCAGTCATAAAGAGCACATGCCGCAGCAGCTTCAACACTATCTCCAGCTTCTATATAACCATTAAAAGACAACATTACTTCATACTCTAAGCCGTACTTACTTGCTGCTTCTAACATGAACTTTTTAGCTTCTTCATCAGTCATTATTACTCCTGCGCATAAATCATATCCACCTCACCACCAAGCTTTTTAGCTATCTTCTGAGCAACTTCCAGAGCTTCTGCTTCGTCTGCTCTGTTATAAGTTTCTAGATCAATTTTCAGTACAACGTTCCCAAACCATATTTCTGCTGCATATTCCATTTTATCCTCCTTAAACAAATTCCTGCAAGTCCCTTTCGAGAAATGCAGGACGTGGTGTTATGCTGTATATTTCCAACCACGCATCTTATCTATTACTCTAGGATCAACATAAAATTCTCTGGACAAAAGGCGTTTATACCAAATCTCAGCATACATCTCTTTTTGTAATATGTATGCATCAGAAGCCTCTTTGGCGGTATTAAATAACCCGACGACTACGTTACCCAAAGCTTTGTCACCTGCTTTGGCAATAAATTTACCTGATTTTGTTATGTACACTCCTGTGGGTATACCTATTCTAGGCTTATCATATCTTTTTGAAAAGGCATTTAAATCTTTAGGTATAAATACACAAGTATCTTCAGAATATACTTTATTTCCTTCAAACAATATGTCTTTATCTAAGTGATATCCTTCTTCAAGGTAGCCAATCTGGTCTTGACACCACTCTGCAAAATATTGAAAGTTTTTGAAGTTATCAGACATTACACATTGTTTATAGGTAGGCTTCTTATTTTGAAAAGCCCCTTTTGGATTACATCTGTGTGCAACATCTGACCACAACCTTCCTGCCTTTGTAAATCCTGTTGAATTTTCTAATTTAAAGCATTTCACCCACCTACCATCTCTAGATTTAAAATCTGGAAAAATATTACTCATGCATATCTCCAAAGAACACACCCCAGCTTATTTTTGGGGTGTGTTCTAATGTTAAATTAAAAAGGAGATTCTTCGCTATAGTCATCCTCCACACGTGTGACTTTATCTTTCTTAGCAGCAGTTACCTTCTCAGGACGAGCCTCAAGAACTTCTTTTCGAGGTGCTTCCGTCTTTACAGGTTTTACTCCAAATTCATCTCCTGCTTTACCGTTAGACGCCTCATATTCCTTGAAGTTGTCTTCATCCATCAATACATTTTGCAACCTAGCAAACGTACCAAAATCGTTAGTAGAGATATAGTAAGACACTTTGCCAAAACTGCCATTAGCAATTAAACGACTTTGCCCAATTTCTGTACGGTTTCCTTCAGAGTCATCTATGAACACTTTTGGTCTGAATTGGTCATCCACTGCAATTCCATTATTCGTAGCTTGACGTTTTAGTTTAATACCAAAGACATTCTTCTCATTCTTCAACGCTAAAGGTACTGGAATTTTATATTTAGTTTCAAACTCAGAAGTTTTAATCTTCTTAGCAGGTTGCTTTTTAAATTGCTCATTCCAAGCATCCGCAGTATCTTCATCAACAATTACTTCAATACTCCATTCCTTTTCTGTGCTTTGATACTTATTATCTGGTTGACCAACTTTAGCGTATACAAAAGTACCTTCGACAGAACCATATTGTGATTGTTTAGTTGCCATTGTTTAGTTTCCTTTATAGATTTTGTTTCTAGATTAATACATGGTGCTTTTGCTAAGACTGCCATGCCAGCCACAACTTAAAATGAAGTTGTCACATTTACAAATCAAATAAAGAATGTCTTTACAATACACCCTACTGTAAGCAAGATTACATTACCTGTTAAGTTGAATACCATGCGTTCAGCAGGATCATATTTATCTGTTTTTATTGCTGCGAAGACACTAACTTTAGTAAAATACCCTACAACAAGACTAAGACCAAAAGCTGCTGCATAAGATAGCTCAGTAATGTGAAATGTTGCTGCTACAAACCAATTGAATAAGTTTGTAATAGTGAATACTGCAAGTGCCATTGAAACTAGTGAAACAATAATTGATAGCATACATTCTCCTTAATTTAGTGAAACATAATTATACAACAAATTACAATGTATTGTCAAGCTCTTTATATATTGTATCAAATACTTTCAACCGCTCATCAGTATGTGTAGTAATATCTCGCAATACTCGCTCATAAGCCTTTACAAGCTCTTGTGGGTCTTCTATGTTATGCTTTAGTTCATTTGGATTGAGAATATCAAACAAGAAGTGTGTAGTGATTTCTTGAGCAGCATCGTAGTTGATCTTGACATTAATCATTTAGTTTTCTCCTCATTTCTCAACAATAACAAGACCAGTATTGTTCTGGTGATTCATTGTAATCAGTGCTTTCACATTCTCATCAAATTTACTAGCATTGTCAATAGCTTCTGTGAAATTCCATTTCCAATTCTTATCAGAATCTTCATGTCCTGAGAACTCTATTAAAGCTGTCGCTACAGTGGTTTGTAGAACACATAAGATGTAGTCCATAGGATACTCAGAGAAGGCTTCCAGCACCTTCAAGCTATGATTGTTGATAGATGTTAGCTTTGTATTCTGCTGTACATTGCGGATATTTAAATCTGCTTGTGAATTAATTTGATCTTTTGTGATGTCAGTCATCCATTTCCTCCAGTTTATGTTCTTCAATAATATCTTCTGCTAATATGAGAAGGTCTTCTTCAGTGGCTTCTACACCAGCTCTTTTATATCTTTCTTTTGCTACTTCATACCAATGAGAGTTTAGTAGCTCTAGGTTGTATCCTTTGTTTACTATAGCTATTACTTCTCCTTTGTAAGTTTATCATGTAAATATACTGCTGCGCAACTTCCTAACCCGCCGCCTAGTCCCATTGCAGTGGCTATCATCCAAAGCTCTCCTGTAGCATGTTTAACAATCATAGACATAATAAAAACATCGAGAAAGCCCATAATTAATGAAAATAACGGAATAAGACTATAAAGCTTCTTGCTGACATTGATCTGTTGTGCTGATCGAGCGGCGACGTAGACACAGGATGCTAGGAAGATTGATAAATATAATAGCGGTGGGTTAGTAATCATTTAAAATTCTCCGTTGAGGGAAGGTCATTTCCTTCTTTATAGTGTTGCGCATAATGAATAAGCATAAATATATTACATACAACGTGTCCAACATGCTTACGACCTGATTCTGGATCAATATCTTCGCCAGATAGAATTGCAAGGCAATGGCGTACAGCGCAACTCAGAGGAATACTCCACTTCATGCCTTTCAACCAATTCCACGCTGCATACTTAGTAGCACCATATGTAAACACATGAGTAGCTTCTTTCACCGCATCATTTCCAACTAACTCAATGATGTCATACAACGCAATAATATTATGGTTTTGTTGGAACATACCAAGAAGTGATATGATTGTCATTATCTTTTCATCTTCCGCTGTATTTACTTTCAAAGTTTCTGCAAAGTCACTTAGTACAAGTAATGAATAATCAGGCTTACCATCGTTATATCGTGCCCCAGAGCCTTTTTCTGTGCTATTAATATCTCCTACTGTCATACTAGTTCCTCCTTTTCTGTTAATATCTTCTGGTCTAATTTTACTCAAGTCAATTTTAGCATTATCTCTAGCCTCGATAAAGTCTTGATACGACCATGTATTCTCACATAGCCACTTGTAGGCTTCTATAGTTTGAGTTGACATAAATAGCTCTCCTTGTTATTTGATATGCGTATTGTAGGTTAGTTGGGGTGGTTTGTCAAGCTTTATCAATGGCAAGTAGCCCAATTTAATTCGTCATTTCGTTCCTATGATTTACAGCCATTTCAAAAGCTTCTTCATCACCATAAGCCGAGACACTAAAGCTTTTACTCCGTTTCTTTCCATTCCTATCAACCCATTGTGCAGTCCAATAAGTCAATTTACCTTTTGTTGATTTGAATATTCCTTCAACTCCAGATTTATTATTTGATTGCCTGCCTTCTGTTCTTACTAAGTTGTCCATAGTTTTCAACTTCTCTTTAAACTGGATAATCCTTGTTTGTTTATTCTGACGTTTCTTCTTGGCTTCTAATATTTCTTCTTGAGTTTCAAGGATTTCCGATGAAATGTCTTCTGGGTCAAGATGTCTTCTAATACATCGCATGAAATATCTCTTTGCTGAAGTCTCATTAATACCGTACTTCTTACAAATATCAATAACAGGTAAATCTTTCAGAAAATCTTTTGTGACCTCAGCTTCCAATTCTCCTTGTGTTTTACCAAGCAAGAGTGCTACTGAATAGGCTCTTTGTGATTCTTTATTGAAATCCCCTAATAAAATTCTTCCTGCTGGTAATTCTATTCCTAATAACTCACAAGCTTTAGCTAATGAACATTTTCTGGCGATATGCCATCTAATCTGTTCTTCTGAAACTTTAGTAAGATCATCTTTAGCCTTTTCCATATTGAAATCTTTGATAACTACCTTTGACCAGTGTCTTTCTTTATTGAAAGAACTTGAAACCATCTGCCAGTTTTGATTTAATTGGTATCTCTCCCATATTGAAAAACACAACTCTCCGAAGTTATTGAAACCTAATTCTTTGGCTGAATTATCTCGTTTGCTTATTGAGGAGTTATTCTTTGCTAAGTCTTTAACTGTTTCTCCAAATAGGTTAGCAAGTGCATCTTGGTTATGACAGTTCAAAACAGCATTTGATATATTATAGTATTCTTCAGATTCAACAGCATTAGCTAAAGTAATATGTTTATTTTCCTCTTGCAGTAGAGTATTTCTATCCAATACCTGCTCCAACACTGATGCTACAAATATATCACCATTTAACATATCTTGTTTAAACTCAAAACTTTGAGATGATGAGTAGTATGGCTTTCCTTCTCTGTCTACAATTGTTGTAACTCCATCAACATCTGCTATTTGACATTCTTGTTTTGACCCTATGTAAAAGCGTTTCCCACTTTGTTTGCTACTATTAGTTAATAAATAAATGATATTCATGTACTTCCTTTGTGGTAAATTAATCTAAAATATGTTTTATTCTAGACGTTATTATACCACAAAGTTCTCATTTGTCAATATTAATGTGTCCCCATCCAGTTTACATCAATCTTGTATTCCCCGTCAAGTGCTACTTTCATTTTTAAATAATCTCCAGCTTTTCTAATGCATTCAACAAATACTTTTCCCACTTCTTCAGTAATCTCTGGAGAACATTCAAACTGCCCTTCGTCGTGTTGATAGAGTGTGCGTTTTACAATACACCCTTTATACTTATAGTATGGTCTAAACTTATCATCAAGTTTAATCCCTCCCATAGCACTATCAAAAAACACCAAAGCTAAATCTGTAGCAATTGCCCCAGCACTCTGGCAAAGCTGGTTCACTAGACTGTGTGGTGATCGAGTCACTAACAACCTCCCATCAATAGCAGGAAGATACTTAGATTTTCCAACTGTCTTCCAATAATTAGTGACAGCATCCCTGAAATCCCTCAAGGCAGGATTTGCATTCCAGAAAGCTTCAAAAGCTTGTTTCCCTTTACTAGCTGGTATCCCAAGAGTTTGGGCAAGTTTTGGGGCTTGTCCTCCATAAAGTAGACAATACAACCCATTCTTCGCTTTGCCACGCCATTTCTTAAAGTTTGGATGATCTTTATCATGGTCTGGTGATGATGGATCAAACCCTTTAGTTTCTTCTGGGAAGAATGCTACTGCATTGTAACTATGACTATCCCCATTGAGAATAATGTCAGCATACTTACCATTGTCATAATCGAACGTATAGCTTGCAGTAACCCTATTTTCAAGGGCTGCACTGTCCCCTCCCACAAATGCCATACCGTCTTCAGCTTTGAAGAGTGATCGCATTTCTTCACCTAATAAACTTCCAACTTTAGGTACGTTACACACGCAGACATGACGCTGGCGATGTGTAGATGTAATACCACTGGCAGATGCACTCAATCTACCATCCCACAGCAATCTTGGATTTTCTAGCCAACCTTCTAATGTACCTTGTCGATTTCTCAAACTCAAATACATTACTACTTTCTTAATAATTGGATTATCCATTGCTTCCAAGTTAGGACAAAGTTTTCCTTGTTCTTGTAATTTTGGACTTGTTAGTATTAACTGCTTAGTCACAGGATCACGCACAGCTTTACCATTAGCATCTTTCTGGACGTTGTGCATTGTTGGAACCCAGCCTTCTGATATTAAGAAGTCTTTAAACTCAGCTTGGTCTTTTAATTCCATAGGAAGTTTTATATCTAACAATGCTCCACCTACAATGGAATAATCTTTACCATAAAATGAAACTGTTCCATCATCGTTTTTAATGCCATTATGCTTCTCTATAAAATTCACCATGTGACTACTAAATTCCCCATTCTTTTTATAAGGGTTCTTTGGCATGGTGTATTCTTTCTCTTCACCTTTCTTTAATGGACGAAGAGGGAGTAATGGCATTACTTCAGCACGGATTTCTTCTACACGTTTCACAATATCAGTATGTAATGATTTAGCCTTTTCAATATCAAAAGCTACTCCAGTAAATGCTTGTGCGTTCATCAGATAGAAACTCTTTTGCCCTAGTCGGAGAGAGGGTACAACCCATTCTGCACCATATAACTCTTTCATTTGCGATACTAAACGTTTGAATACTGAAATATTAGCATCAACGTCTTGATCACAGTATGGAACCATAGAATCATGGAAAAATTTAAACTCCGCACCTTTAGGAGAAGTTTTCTCAAGTAATCCTAAGTCGATGAGTCCTTGACGATAATTGATCTTTTCAGTCTCAGTTCCACCAGACAAGTATGCCAGTGAATGAGATGGATTATCTGGTGCAATAAACATGCTTAAATAAAGTGTGTCAATGAACTGCACTGGCTTTCCACCAAAGTAATCTTTACCTACTTTAAAATTTAAGTCAAAGAATTTCCATAACATCCAATTATCGTATCCAAGAATATTATGCCCAACGACAAAGCACCCGTCATCAAAAGAATTATTCCATTCATAAAACTTTAATTTAACTTCATCAATAGTTTCTCTGAATGGGTATATGGACATTGAACGTGAACCATCCAATGACTTGAATTTCATATACCAAATTTTTGATGATTCTAGGTACAGATTATCAGCTTCAATATCATAGCAGTATCCGTGCAATTCCATCCTCCACCCTCCTCAATAATCCCCAAACAATACATCTTCCAATGGCTTCAAGAATTCTTCAGCAGCAGCCTCCCATGCTTGTGACACTTCAAACTTCCCAGTAATCCAAATTTCACGGCCATTTAATTTGAAACAATATTCTTTACAAGCCTCTCCTTTTTGTACCACATCCCAACACTTATGCAGAGTTAGTCCAAACGCCTTAGCAATATCTACTTTAGATAGTTCCATGTTATTCTCCTAATCCCGTAACATAGCAATTCCTCTTATAATAAGCATCCTGATAAAGTGCTTTCAACATCTTCTTCAGCACTTTCTGACGAGCTGCTAAGCGTTTTAGCTCTTGCTTATTTTCATAGATAACATCAAGGACATCATCGTACTTAACAATTATATCAATACGTTGTTTGCAATATTGATCTTTATAAGATAAGCTATTTACAAGTCCTTTAAGCAATCCTCGTGAAGTAATCGCAATACTAGTTTGATATTCAATCTCAGTAATCTCCCTACTATTAGCAGCAATCTGACTCTGCAAAGCACTAATAAATTCACTCATTTCTTTAGCTCCTTAATCATTTCTTTTACAATAAATAGTCCAAGTCCTCCTGTAATATAATCACCTATACCCCAACCACTTGCAAAACTAAGTTTGAATAGGTCTATTGTAACTACAGTCAAAGATGAGAAATAAATTGTTCCGAGTATGGTATTATAAATGAATTCAAATAATCTTTCAAATAACTTATCCATTTCGCACCTCCTTAATCATTACTTGTATAACACTAATACTTAACCCACCTGATATATACTCATTGAGTCCCCACCCACTCGCATAAATAGTATGAAATAGTTGTGTAATGGTTGATGTAATAATGTAGAATCCCATCGCATTTGTGGCTGTAATAAACAACATCAAAAGTAAAAACTGAAAGAACTTTTCCATATTACTCTCCTTTAAATTTATTTAAACTCTCATAATACATCTTCATCCCTTTAGCACGTTCTTCAGAAGAATACTTTCCAATATTACGAGTTACCATTTTAGTTTCAATACGAACATCACCAGCAGTTTCTCCTACAACACTCTTCTGTTCTCCTTTACAGAATAGCTCCCACTTGTGGAACATACGTGAAGGGTTGTGCAATACGATAAATTCATCTTTAAGCTTTGTCATAGTTCTCCCCTTGTTTGTTAATTGAATGAAGCCATTCTACTTTGAATAAAATGGCTTGTCAAGGGGCTTAGAAAGAAACTGCATTCAATATTACTTCCCAAGTATCTTCATCAACCGAGAACTCATCACAATCTCCCAAATAGCTCCAAGGTCTGTTTTTGAGACAAGTCAGTCGCACAAGCCCTCGCTGTCTATCCGGGCGAATTTGAGGTTCTAATCCAATGATAACAAATGACAGTTGTTCAAGAGCTGCGCTTCCTCGCATTGATTCTTTAGTAACCTTAATCCAAAAAGGCTCATTTTCTTTGCCTTTTGGTGGTTTATAATCTTGACCGTCAAGGCGTTTGATATGAGAAACAGCAATAATACAAACATCATTTGCTGCACAAAAGGCTGCTAACTCTGTCATTACCATGTCAAGCTCTTTACGCTCATTTGCAATATCTGAGCCAGATATAACTACTGATAAGTGATCTAGCACAATATAAGAACATCCTTCTACTAAATGCATGTGTCGCACTTTACTCATGAGTTCTGTGATAGGTAAGCTACCAAAATGCCCCAACATAATAAGTTGGTCGTTATTTACAATTTCATCATATGCTTGTTGTACTTCTTCGCGGCTCTTTCCACAGGATAATGGCTTGTTCTTAAATCTGTTGTAGTTTACTTTAAGCTTTGCTGCAACCATCCGTTGAAGGGTTTCTTTGTTTGTCTCCTCAAGATAAATCATGCCAACTTTCTCTCCAGCTTTCATAAAAGCACTAGCAAAAATACTGGTCACGGTACTCTTCCCAACTCCACTAGGAGATGTGAGTAGCACTAATTCACGTTTGCGAAATCCGTGAATTTTATCCATCAGTTTCGGGAAACAATCTACATATAACCCTTCTTCCCGCTCCTGAATAAGTTCTTCAAAAGTGATATCGGCAGCATGAACAATCTTCTCAGCACTAAAAGCCCTCTTGCCAAATTGTACTAACTTTGCCAGTTCATCGGCTTTATTGGCTTGAACCATGTCTGATGCATCTTTAAAATCTCCTCCTGTAGTCGTAGTAAATAATGTAATCCCAGAACCAATAAGTGCATTAGCCACAGCCTCACGAGCTTCATGCCCTTTCATAATATTCTTTTGTTTCTCTGCTGGTGTGCAACAATCATCATCAAAGAAAATGTTAAGATTTTCATGCGATAGTACAAAGTCTTGATTATGTAGGACTGCCTCTACAGCATTAGCAGTCCCCATAGGAATAGAACAAACAAAAGGCTCTAATCCTGCAAACTTAGTACCTTTAACTTGGTCTGTCATTGATTGCCAGCATGAGATTGCATCCCACTCACCCTCTGTGAGAATCAAAGTATTTCTTTTACGTTGTACGGCTTCACTTTGCTCTTGTGCAAATAACTTGTTTTGAATAGAAACATTCCCAATAACACTCCAGTGAAACTTCTCACTCTTGTCTTTTGTAAGGTCTTGTACTTTGTAGCCAGTTACCTTTCCCTTTTGATTGTATGATGGAAAATATACTGCAATTGGTGTTTTTCCATCCTCAGTAGATACGGCTACTTTAACACCAAAGCGTTCTAGTGTTTCTTTTCTTATTCCCCTGTCAGGAATATCTGCATAACCGTACCCTTCAACATCCTTCATAGTTTCTTTTGGAACAAACTTCTCTGAACTCATTTCTTCTCCTTTAGTTGATTTCCAATATCCCATCAATACTCCTCCCACCTCTCTACATGAAAACTATTATAAATCCCAAAAGGTTCTTTAGTCTTCTTGTGTGACCTAATTCTACTCTTCAATGCAGCATAAAGGTCATTTGACAATGGAAGTCCTGTTATAAATAAGTGAGTAATGTTAAACCCATAAAAATAGTGCCAGAACTCTTCCATACTCTTAGGACTAACTCTTACATACAAGCTTCCTTTACTTTTGTAAGTACACTCTATACCATTGCTGAGTTCTGAGCTTATGCTCTTGATAATTTCATAATTATCAACAAAAAACATCACAATAGCGTTTTCATCATTGTCCACAATAGTCTTAGCATATTGAAACATTTCTTCAAGAGTTTTCATCAATCTTCCTCAATCCCAGTTAGATTTCATTTCTGACAACTCAGGCTCATATCTGTTAATATTCTTCCATTCTGCTTTTTCTAACTTAATAGTAAGCTCTTCATTCTCCTCTTGCAACCTCTCCACCATCTCAAGAAGCTGCCCCTTTGTAAGTAATTCATATTCAGTGTTGTTCATAACTTCTCCTTATCAATCATACCAGACAACCTCATAGACTCTCTATAATTATCAGCTTTATTCAATTCAAATATAGAGTTCTTATAAATTTCTTCTCCTGCCATCCAGAACTTTCTTCGGCAACCATCTTCACCCTGTTGCTTAGATACCAAATATGCAAACATTCCCTCATTGTACTTCTTTAACTTCTTAATATATTGAAGACTATTTTCAGCTTCTATCAACGCCTTCATAATAAGCTTATCTTCTTTTTGTTTAACTCCTTCAAATATGGCATAAGACTTAAACATTTCACGGTCTTCTGGGTGAGTATCAACGCTCATGTACCATAGTGTATAGATGTCTTTTCTACGCTTTGCAATACGAGATTGTAATGCGCTTATTAGTTTTTGATTGGTCATTTGTTACCTCTCTTGGCTGCTTCAAGTTGTTGAACGCACTTATGATAACTATCGGCTTCTGACTTGTCAAGGCGATGCTCAATATAGATTGGTAAAAACAGGCTTCTTATTTCACTATCTCGCTTTGTAATAATGTCATTTGCTTTAACTGTAACAATACTTCCAATTCGGTTATCTTGATTATTCCACCATTCTTCACGATCTTCATCAGAGAATCCACTACCACAGTCTGTCACAATAATTCCGTCCGATGATTTTAAAGTAATACTTCCCATCATCGCTTTAGCTTTTCCTGTTCCTTCTGTAATACTAATTACTTGCAAGTCCATTTCAAACTCAATCTTTAGCTTTACACAATCTTTAGATGTACCTGATGACCATTTGAAATCTTTACTTTTTATAACAGCGCCCTCAAGTCCTTGTGCTGTAAATTTAGAATAGATTTTATAAGCTTCTTCTAGCTTACTTACGTAATGAGTCGTAATAGGTCGAACATTACTCATATCTGAGATTACTTCATCTAAATTATCCAATCTTTGATGGTATGGCTTACTACTTTTACCTTCCTTCCATTCGTTAACAGTTAAGCAGTCCCAAGCTGTCAATTCAAAAGTTAAATTAGCATCTACTTCTCCCCTTTTTAGAATACTATTTAATATGCCGTTTCCCTCTTTTCTGCTTAAAGGTTCTAGAGTTCTCTCATAGTAGTTAGGTCTATACACAAGTAACTCTCCAACAGCTACAAACCCATCAGGAAGCCCTTTAGCAAGTTTTTCAGAAAACTCTGTAGGATACTTACTACCAGCCCTTGTAATCGCTTCTGGAGCCTTTCCAGCCTCTTTAACAAGGTAGCAAAAGCTTCCATCCAACTTCTCTTGAATTATAAAACTATTGAGCTTCTCAAACTTAGCCTTAATCTTTTCATCAAGTAGTGAGCAGCGTTGATAGGGCGGAATAAAGTACAAGTCTGGAAATACTCCCAATATTAATGAGTCACCTACTCCAGCACCTATAGAACGTTTGATAAGTAGTTGAATTAACTCTTGTGACTCATCGTTAGAAGCCTTCATTAAATTGTCTAACCAAGTTTTAGCTTGGATACCTGTTAGCTCTCTGTTTGCCAGTGTGCTTATTAAAGCAGAAATAGTTCCGCTATTAAAGCCATATCCCATGTTATTTTTATATGTTAATGTTTTAGTTTGGTAATAGCTAATAGCAGGGTCATACACAGCCTTCAAATAAGCCTTCAAAAGCGTATTATCTTTATTCTGCTGAAGAATAACTTGCTTTGCATTACTTCCAGAAGCTTGTTGTAAAGCTTTAATAATTTGATGTAGTGTCATTCAATTGCCCTCCAATTCTTTAAGTTCTTCTTTTAACTTTTCAATCTGACTCTGCTTTCTTGATTGCTTTGCAATCTCATAGTATTTCTTCTCAATATCCTTATAATTATCATAGAAGTCTTTAGCAGTATCTTCAGTAAAATATAGTGCATGATTGGCAGAATCAATATGAGATGGTTTAAAAGTCTTTAATTCTTGAAAGAATGCATTAAAAACTTTACACGGGTAGTCATTTCCAAACATATAAGCTCCTGTGCTATAGTGTATATGCAGAAGCCATACATCATCAGGTTGCTTTCCATCATCTGGAAATGATATTTTAGCATTGTTGTGTTTACCAAAGTATGTCAGGTATAAATCGTCTTTCAGCCGAATATGTGAAGGAGGATAGTTATAAGTATTCTGTAGATTTATTTTGAATTTCTCTTGTAGCTCTTCCAACACTATAAGATTCTCTAAATTATGTTCAATATTAATGTCATTGTTCAAAACTCCATCAACTTTACTCTTACAATCTTTGATAGTATTTAATATTTCTTTGTATGCGTCAATACGTTTCATTTTTCATCCTTTAATAAGTTCTCTCAACAGCCCATTCTCAATTTTAAGCTCTCTAATATCTTGTTCATATTTATTAATTACAAACCACAGCCCCAAACCAGTACACTAAAAATGCAATTGGCATTCCTATTTCAAATATCATTCTTCTCTCTCTCCTTATATAGGATCACCATTCTTATCAACTACTTGCCAATTCCCTGTAATCCACCCATTGATAGGGCAGTATGCAAAGTCTTCTTCCCCGATATCATCAATAAAGTAGAAATCATCATCTTCATCAATATTAATAATTTCATAAACTTTGCCAACAGTACAATCACATGGAAAACCATTCTCATTTGCACCTCATAATTTAATATACATTATCTTCTCCTTTAATTAACTCTAATAAACAAAGCCCCATTACCAACATTGTAGAAGGCTTTGGGGCTTTTGTCAAGTGTTACCTCGTAGGATTACAATCTCTTTATCTCTTTATACTATTTTATGTAAAATATCATCAAATATAGAACCTTTTAAATATTCTATATGCATCACTTCACAATCTCCATAATATGGTGCATCAAATAATACTACTGTATCTTCTGGAAAGGATTGAAGTTGTAATACTAGCTCTTTTACGTTCATACAATACCTTTAAAGAAGTACTATAGTTTTAGTATAACCATACTCTTCAGCAGCTTCTTCATCGTCAGTATAGTTTTCATAATCACTTGGATCAATGTAATAAATGCTTGGATTCATACTTTTCTCTAGGGTTTGTCCGTGATCACACATAGAGAATACTTCTAAGTTTTGTGGCATAAGTTGAAGCCTTTCAATCATTTCTTTTACTAACATTTTATTCTCCCTTAAAATCCAAATGCCTTAACAGACTCTGGAAACTTATCTCGCAGAATTGGCAATAACTTATTAGCAAACTCTTGTGCAGCTAATTGAGCATGAGGGTCTACTCGTTGCTTCACTACACGTAAGAATGCCATCAAACTTCCACTCCAAACATAATGTGTCATTGCATTTAAAGGAAGTACCATACGAGCTTCTTCTGGTGCTACATTGTTTTCTAACAATGAGTAGTAATTTAATACAGCTTGCTCAGAACTCATCTCAATAGCTTCAATAGCTGTACAATGATCATCGTCGTTGCATCGAATATGTTTCTCTGTATTTACTTCTCCACTGCCCTGTTTGATACTCCCATCAGGACGACTATGAACAACTTCTGGAATGTATAGAGCAACATCATCTGAAATATACCGTCGTGATTCCTCATTCAAGCAGAGTCCAATTTGATGCTTCACAAGTTGCCGTGCTAAGAAGTAAGGTACAGATACTCGCACACTTAAAAAGCAATGCCCGAAGGGAGTAAAATGTGTACTAGCTTTAGCACGTTTCTCCCAATCATCCCGTTCATCAGATCGAAGCCCTGTTGCTAAGTAATTCAACAGCCCTATCTGTTTATTGTTAATTGGAATGCCTTCATCATCCCATTTATTAAAGCTTACTTTAGCTACGTTGCTGACTCGAATATCACTTCCCATGTGATCAATATATTCTACGTTAATCTGTTCTCGTTTAATTTCTCGTGTCATTTCTTCTCCCTATTATCAATCTCGTGCTCAGAATTGAATCCAAGCTCTTTAAACACATTAACCAAATCATCCTTGTAATATTCATCATCTAGAAACCACTTCTGTGTGTTTCCGTCACCGTAGTTAATAACAATACTGAATCCAGATCGACTATCAATCACTCGTATATTTTCAATTGAGTCGTTAAGTTTTCTCATTCTTCCTCCTTATTTTCTATCCAAAATTTCTCTTGAGTACCAAGATCATAAATATGCTGTAAAATACCTTCACCTTCTGTAGTTAATATCTCACTTAAAGTATTTACAGAGTACGTATCACAAAACGAGAATCTATAAATATCCAGCTCATCACCGCCTATACTAATAATTAAATCATTCTGTGCATTTGGCGTAGACTGAAATATGAAAGTTAGTTTATGGTATTCTTTAAATATTAGCGGAGTGTTACCATACCTATCAATCGCTTGTTTAACATTCATTATACTTTCTCCTTAAAATATCTACTCATAGGTCTTCCACTCTAACAATAAGGCTCCTTCTTAATCCTTCCTCGTGCATCTCTTGGAGGAGGTGGGCTAGGTGCTGGAGGCCTAGTGTAAGTATCTTTATTTATTCCACGTACTTTGTAATTATCACCTTTAGTAGGTTCTATTACAAACTTAATAACTCCTACAGAATCTTTGTGTTTATAATACAAATAACAAAGAATTGTTACCGCTAGTACAGAATAAGCTAGAAGTACAATTCCTATGATTGTTATTAGAGCTGTCATATCATACTCCAATTTGTTCTACAATTGGATCATTCTTAGCTTCAGCATATCCAGTTTGCCAATAACTCTTCTCAATTGTTCCATCAGCGTATGGACATGAGTAATAATCTTGTCCTTGGTCAAAGGCAATCATACCTTCATCATACCATTTGGCTTCTTCTCCTAGTAAAACATAATACACATTTTCTGTCATGTTATTTCTCCTTACCTTTTAGCTTCCAATCAGAAATAAGAGTTAAATTATTTCCTACATGTAAAGCATAATCATCTTCAACAAACTCACACCCTCTGTGCCATCTAATTGAAGGATGTGAAATTAATTGATTAAAGATTTTATAATTAATATAGAAAATACCACTGAAGTTATGAATAAGCAAGTCTTTATAGTTTGTAGTGCTTCTTGCAAAGTCTTTACTCAAGCAAAATTGTTCAATAGTTCCCATAATTATTCCCCTTAAAATATTCTATTTAATTCCTTATATATACTACACAACATCTTATTTGAAATTTCTTCAGCTACTGCATCACGGATTCCTTTTATAATTTTCTCTTGTGTAATTTCAAAATCCCTGAAAACTACTTCTACTCTTGACTCTACGTTATTAAGTTTAAATATGATTATAAAAATATGATCCAGCATCAGTGAGGACATCTGATAGTGAACTACGCAGTTAAAAGAATTATTCTCAATACGTATAGATTTTAGAATATTATCTTTAGCCTTATCTTCTAATTCTTTTAGAAACTTTGCAGTATCTGCTGTAGGTGCTCTATGTTCATATACATCTATATGTGATGGGTGTTGTGATACTTCGGTTGAAAGTTTTATTCTATCAAACATAATCTTCTCCTTAATTAAATAATTATTCCTCAGAAAACTTCTTCACATAATAATTCACATTATCATACGGCAATCCTACATCTTTTGCAATAGCTTTTGTATTCTTTCCACGTCCTACTAATACTTTAATTCGTGATACTTGTTGCTTTGTAGCTCGGTTGTACTCTCGTTTAGGCTTTTTGTCATTCTCTGCCAGAGAAGCTGGATATACGTCTACGGTTTCTTCAATCGGAATGTGGACAGTTGAACCGATAGGTGAATAGTGTATACGACTACACTTTCCATTGTGTTGTTTAGTATCTTTCAATTGACTTACAGACTTAAGCAAACGTTCTTTGTTAGCCTCTGATGATAACAGATATGCCGTTGTGTTTACTTCTTTAGTAGTGTCATTAAGATATTTATACTCGACTGTTTCATCCTTATCAGAAAACAACTCTTTCAACTTCAGAAATACATATTTAAATACATTCATATTATTCTCCTTTAAGTTCTTTATAAATATCTTTCAATTGGTCTTCTGAAAGAGTCTCTAGCTTAAACCTGAGCCATTTAAACTCTGCACCCATTTGATTGCCTAAATTTACCATTAACCCAAGTCTTTGATACTTTTCTGCAAAATCCCAAGATTTCCAACCATGTACCATAATAGCATCTATATACATTGACTTTTCCACATCACTCCCCTTTAGCAAGCACTTCTAATATTTTATTAACAGCGGAGCGACTTACTTTACCATTTACTGATAAGCCAACCCCGTAGATAGCTAGTTCATAGGTAGATTCTTGAGGGGTTGCTACAATAGATTCAGTTGTTTTACTTGTTGCAAGTTCAAAGTCCTCATTATTAACCCAAAGTTCATCTCCATTAACATCTACTAAAAGAATAGTATCATCATCAGCGGCGTCTATTACTTCGTATGCATATTCTTTAGAGTATTTACCATCCTCTGTAAGTAATCCAGAAGTACCTTTCCACTTCACTAAATCTCCAACTTTAAACATTTTCATTCTCCTTTTCTGAGTAGCACATGGCAATAAAATCATCCTTGTAAGCTTGTTTCACTTTCTCTACAAATGCTTCATCAGCAAACTGATGAGTCCAAATAGGATAACCTAAACGTTTTTCAACATCTTCATGAAAACTTGAGAAGTCACAAGCAGTGACTCCAGTAAGTCCTGTAATGACAATAGCTTGCTCTTTAGTAAATTTTTGCATTATACATTCTCCTTAATTCCACCATGTTTTAAAATAACTTGCTCAACAATCTCTACTGGAACATAACCATACACTGTATCAGTTAAATTTTCTAAGTCTTCTGCATATTGTTCAATCAGAGGATCTGCCATACTTGGAAATCCAATTTCAACTTCTGAATAATATTCAGCGTCATTTTCTCTTGGAGCACAGTAGTGTATTTCACTTGCTTGTACAGACATAGTAAATCCATCAGCACATACAACTTTCTTCACAAAACGAAAGCCGCTGTGTTTACCGTTATCAGACCTATTATTCTTCACATACTCATTTAACATCATTCTCTCCTTTAATTAATTACTTAGAAAACCACATAGTTCCCACTTTCAATTGCTCTTTTCCCCACTTATGCTTCACAGTATTGAAGTATAAATAGTCTCTATCAAGCAAGGGAGTCATTCTGCTCAATTTTTCAGCATGTGTCAACCAATAATTACTAACAGGCTTTAATCCATTCACCATATAAGGAAATTGCCCATTCATGTGAATTACTTTACAAGCTGACATATTAAACTTTCTCATACGATTATGCAAGACATTTAGCACAGCTCTTTGCATCTTAATGCTCTTTGTGCCATTGGTTTCTCTCATAAGCATATAGGCTTTGCAATGGAGATCTGAGGATGCTTTGGCTGAGAGTGGAAGGAGGAGATAGAATATGATAATCCACTTTGTCATTCTTTCTTTTCCAAGAGACGCAAATAACGCTCAACTGCTAATTTAAAATTGTTAATCAAATCAGTCTCATAAAACCCTTCATAGGTTATCAAGTCTTCTATATGCAGAATCTTGCCATAAAAGCAGTTATCTTCACTACACCATTCTATAGAGCCTTGAAAGTTTTTATAGACTAT